TGGATTAAAAAGTCAAGGTAGGATAAGTAGAATCATAAATAAGTATAGCAGTGTCAGGTTGGAATAGAAAATTAGAGGGTCTTCAATCAAATACGGATGAGACCCTCCACTCTTTGGAGTTTGCAACTTCACAAGAGGCATGGGAGAAATTGAACGAGGCTTTCTTAAGATTAGACCCCATTCTTTTTGATAAGGGTGCTACTGCAAATAGTGGAGTTGCAGTAGCATATAATGTGTTTATAAAAATACGTAAAGCATGGGTAGACCCAGATTTTGATTATGGTAGGTGTTTTAATTACAAAGAAACTAAGTGGACAAGCTTATTGAATAATTACATAGACTTTAATAAGTTAGACCTCTTACGTAGCAAATTAAGATTCCTAAAGTCGAAGTATAATCAGAATTACAATGTTACGTACATGTTCAATAATCATCATGATAATGGTAAACAATGTCTAATAGCTGCGACTTTTTCAAAACGATTCGGGGAGGACATCCCAGTTATTACAATGGTAGTTCGAGCCTCAGAAATAACCAAGAGGTTAATATTCGACTTCCTATTAATTCAACGGATGGCCGAATACGTATATGGGCCGGACCAGTCAGTACAAATCAACCTATTTGCGACTCAGATGTACGGAAATGTAGAAACTCTTCTGATGTATTCAGCCTATAAACCTTTAAAAAAGGTAATTAAGGGTATTGATAATCCATGGACTAAACGGGTTAAGGAAGTATATAAGAAAATCTTGAACGGTACAGAAAAGGAATGGTCTTCATTTAAGGTATTCTTTAGGAGTTTTAAAGTACTTCGTCCGGACTTATACGAATACCAAGCTTTGTTAGCAAAGGACTTGCTATTAGAATATGAAGATATAGAATATCCAGAGAATGTGATATCCTATTCTCAACGTAAAGCCTATAAGAAGAAACTTTTAAAACAACAAAAGAAATGAGGATATACAGCAATTCGTTTGAGTTAATGTCAGAACTTGGCAGAGAACTCAACAGTTATGGTCAAACTGTAAAACCAAAGACCTATCAGAATAAAAGGATTGAAGGTAATGAGGATTTTATTACAAAAGAACTCATTTGCCAACAATATTGCTTAACTTCACTCGGAGACCCGGTATGGTTATTTGTATTCTCGCATTCAAAAGAATGGGCAGATGCTGAGTTTAAAGAAAGGATTAATACTTCTGAGGTAATTAACCCGGGCAAAGCTTGGGAATTAAGAAAAGACTTATGGGAACAGTTTTTGGTAGATGGTAAATTTGATTATACCTATAACGAAAGGATGGCAATTCTTCCCTATACTATACAATTACTAAGATCAGATTCTGATACTCGTAAAGCGGTATTACCTATATTTAATGGTAATGGTGAAGATGATACTCTTTATTACCATGGTAATAAACGTATACCCTGCTCAATGTATTATGATTTCCTTATTCGTCAAAATGGTAAAGGTGAGAAGGTATTACACATTTGCTATCACCAAAGGAGTTCAGATTTTGCCCAACATTTCGGTAATGATATTTATTTAGCTTGGAGATTAATGGAATACGTAGCTCAAGAAGTAGGTGTAAAGCCTGGTTATCTATATCATACCATAGATTCATTGCATATATACAAAAAAGATTGGCATTTCTTATCTTGTAATTTAGAGGATTTGAAAGATGAATACTAAATATTCAAATATAAAAGGGTACCCTGGATATTATATATCTAAAAGGGGTACCCTTTTTACTTCTCTTAAAAGGGTAGGAGTTAAAGGGAAAGGCCATGGTAGGAAAGGTACTACTACTGTGATTTCTAATACTTGGAGAAAGAGGTTGGTATCATTAACTTCTAATGGGTATTTACAATGTACTTTGTTTAGAAAGAGGTTTTATATACATAGGTTAGTATATGAAGCTTGGATTGGTAATATACCAAATGGGTATGATATTGACCATATAAATGGTATAAAAACTGATAATCGAGTATCTAATCTAAGAGCAGTTCCAAGGTCAGAAAATTTGAAACATAACTATGAGTTAGGTTTTAGGGGTTCTAATTATATACATACTTTTTCTGATAAAGAAAGGAATTTAATAATGATAGACCATAAAGAAAAGGGTCTTAGTATAAAGAAAATATCTCTTAAGTATGGATATTCTAGGTACTTTATTCATCAGGTATTGAAAGGAATTAGATAATGGAAACAAGATATCACATAATAAGAAACAAAAGAGAGTTAAAGAAACTCATTGCCTGTTGTAAAGCTACCGGTTATGCTTGCTGTGACTACGAAACTAATGCTGAACCAATCTATAACAAAAGTTTCAAGCCAACTATTCTCTCGGTATCTTGGATGCCAGGATTTGGTGCTTCTATTCCCTTAGACCATTTCCAAACTAAAGAATATACTTCTCCCGGATGGAACTGGAAGAAGATGTTAAGGAAATTTGGGGAAGAGGTTATTGAGAATTATGATATTGTAAAAGTTGCATGGAACTGGAAATTTGATGACCAGATTAATCAAAAGTATCATATCTATTATAGGGGTACATGCTTAGATGGTATGCTTGCAAAATATGTTCTCAATGAAGAAAAACCTCACGGGTTAAAGGATATGGTTAGAAGGTATCTACCCGAATATGGTGATTATGAGAAGCAAGATGCTTTCGATAAAATACCTTGGGATAAAAAAGAGTTAGACCCACTTTGCCATTATGGATGTCAAGATACAGACTTTACATTACGATTAATGATATTCTTTGAGAAGAAGTTAATTGATTTAAAGATGTATTCTGTATTTCGTAATTTATTTATGTGTAATTCCCGGGTATTAACTTCGGTAGAGAAAGAGGGATTATACCTTGATACGGAATTTAATCAGAAATTGCTTGAGGAATATAAACCAAAGATAGATGCTGCTAGACAAGCAATCTATGATTTACCAAGGGTAAAGAAGTTTACTAAGAAATTCAATCAGCAAAAGATTGAGAAGTACATCGAATCTATTGAGGCTGAACTTGAAGAGTTAGATTATAATGACCCAAAAGACAAACGTAAGATTGATTCAAGGGAACAGAAGATATCAAATATTCGTGCAGGTATATTCACTACCAAGAAAGAGCAAGAACTTATAAGACCTCTTAATCTGGGTAGTCCCGTTGATTTACCTCAACTCATGTATTCAGATTCTGGTTTTAAATTTCCAGTAATTAAAAATAATGAATCTGGTAAGCCAAGTACAGATGAAGATACATTAGTTGAATTAAGGTTAACAGTAAAAGACCCAGAATCTCCAAAAGCTATATTTCTTGATAAACTACTTGAATTAAGGGGTTTACAGAAAATGTATACTACCTATATTGAGGGTTGGCATGAGAAAGTTCAAGATGATTCTAGATTACACGGTAAGTATAATATACATGGAACCGATTCTAATAGGTTTAGTTCTGCCGACCCAAATATGCAGCAAATACCAAAGACATCTGTAGACCCAAATATTAAGAAACAATTAGTTGCTCCTCCGGGTTATTTATATATGGCATTCGACTATTCTCAAGCAGAATTAAGAATGATGGCTCATCTATCTGGAGACGAAACTTATTTGGAAGCATTTGCCAAGGGAGTAGACCCTCATCTTGGTATAGCAGCAGCAAAATACGGTGTATCAATCGAAGAAGCAAGTAAAGCTTATGAAGATGAAACACATCCCGATTATAAGTTATGGAAGGTAAGGAGAAAGCAAGCTAAACAGATTGCATTTGGACTTATTTATGGAATTGGTAATAAATTGCTAGCAGTTAAATTATCTGACCCAAAAGCAGGTATTATAGTTACACCAGAAGAAGCAGCAAAGGAAATGGAAGTATTCTTTGGTCAACATCCTAAGATTAGGAAGTTTAAAGAGAAACAAGAGAAATTCCTTCGTAAGCATGGGTATTACACACAGTTATTTGGTACTAAACGAAGACTCCCACAAATATATTCAAATGACAAGCAAGAAGTTGCTTATGCAATTCGTTTAGGTCTTAACTTCCCCTGTCAAGGTGCTGCAGCAAATATGACAAATTTTGGAGCTATCCTTGTTTATTGGTTAATGAGACAAGGTAAATTACCCATGATGAAAGAAGCTTGTACAGTACATGATGCTGTATATATGTATTCTAAACCTCAAGATATTAACACCTGGACTGTATATACAATCTGGAATATCCTACGTAACCCAAGTACGAAAAGGTATTTCGGATTTCAAGTTGATGATGTAACCTTATCAATGGATTTTACTATCGGTAGATCTATGGCAGAAGAATTACCATTTATGCCTGGTTATGATTATACTAGAATGTTAAAACCGGACTTTTCAGTAGAAGAATACATGGAAGAATATCATAAGTTTAAGACTCATAAGATTGGTAATTTTAGTGCAGCTTCTCCTGAGGTATTTATGGAACTATATAAAAAGGAAATCCATAAATATCAACGAGAGTATGAAAAATCGAGAAAAGGGTAATATACCGGGATTTAGTAATTATTACATATCCCGTACTGGAAAGTTATATTCTAAATTTACTGGTAGTTGGAAATTAGTAAAACCTGCTATGAAGGATAATGGGTATTTATCTAATTCTTTGGTAGGCGATGATGGTAAACGAAAGAATTTTTATCGGCATCGATTAGTTGCCTCTATTCATATACCCAATCCTAATAATTATCCTCAGGTATGTCATAGAGATAATAACCCAGGTAATAACAGAATAAGTAACCTGTATTGGGGAACTGCTAAGATGAACATGAGTCAATGTATAGAAGATAAAAGATTCTATTTTGTTGGTAAAGAACGAGAACGTAAAGTAAATGTAGAATTATTAATTTCTAGGTATATAGAGGGTATACCAAGAAAGGATATACTAGAAGAATTTGGTATCTCAGTTGGTGTATTGTATAAAATATTACAGTATAATAACATAAAACTAAGAAAATGAAAAAGATTTTGAACGGACCCACTGTATGGCGAGCTAAGTGCCCTTACTGTGATTGTGAATTCGAATATGATTATTCAGAAGTGGATTCACATACTTTTTCCGATTGTAAATTGGTTAAATGCCCATGTTGCAATCGGTATCTTCATCATAAAGACAATGCTAAATCTACTACAGAAGCGAAAAGAGAGGATACTATGACAACATAAATAATAAAATATTATAAACTATGGCAACTGAAGAACAAATAATGAATACAAATAGGCTATCATCTTTAACCTATATGATATCTGCCTGCTTAGAGTTCTCTATTCAAAATCTCAATCGTCAATTAGACCTATGTAATTTGAGATTAGTCGGTAGAGATAAAATGGTATTCAACCGAGTTAGGTCTCAGATAGAGCAACTTCAATCAAATCTCAAACTATTAGAGGATTTGGCATTTGGTGTAATGAAGGACGAAGATGCAAGGTTAGCTTATGAAGATGCTACCCATATTTATTGGGCTTTGTTTATGACTTTAGTAGATAGAGGAGGGACAGATAATCTATGCGACCTAAGATTCAAGGCTTTAATCGATATAATTGGTAAGTATGAATCTATTCTTCACTTGCCTGGTTTAGATACTGCCTATCACTGTGCATTTGCTCAGGTATCTAAAGCAATTCAAGAAGGTAAATATTCAAAAGAAGATTTTAGGAATTTATTGAAAGTACATGAAAACGGAACTGAAGAAACTAAAGGTTAAATTCGAGGGTAATATCATAACCATAGATATTGCTAAGGAATTATCCATTAATGAAAATATCATTAATTCTCAGTTAAGGGAATCTCCCACTAGTTATTATATACTTTGCTCATTAAGAGATAAGTATATTAAAGAAAGGGATGCTCTAGCAAGAGAAAAGGATGAAGCTTATTCTGCTGCTTGGATATTTATTAAAGAATCTAATGAAAGGTTCAATAATGATTACGTTGCTCATAAGGCTAACATATCCCCAAAGTATAAGTCAATATATCAACGGTATTTGAAAGCAGTAGAAAAGGCTAACAAGTATATTACAATATGTAGAGCTTATGAGTCTAGAGAGAATATCTTGAGGACTATTAATGCCAACATGAGGAAGCAACAATAATAACTATAAGTAATTACTAACTTTTAAAAACGAATTAAGAATATGAATTATTCACTATCTTTCATTTCTGCTATGGTAGCAGCTCAGTTTGACAAACAATTACCAGGATGTCCAACTGAAAACAGGGTTCTTATCTTATCACCAAAAGAAGTAAACCAAACTCGTTCTGGGCTTATTATCCCGGAACAGGTAAAAGAGGGAGTTCCTCGTAAGGGAGTTATAGTTAAACTCGGTGAGATTACCGAAGAGTATAGAACTTACCGGGATTTGGTGCAAATAGGTAGAATAGTTACCTATGGTTTGTATGCCGGTAAGGAACTGGAATTTGAAACAGACAAGCTTACCCCAGGCTTACAACAACTTTTGGAAAAGAACACTTTAACGGTGTTGAGTATGAATGAGATAATTTACTCAGAACCAAATAATAACGATTGATATGGCACTTGACAAAAAGAAAAAGAAGAAAGTTTCATCAGATGGACTTTCTACAAAAGAAAAGATGCTGGCTAGAAAGAAACAGCTAGAATCTAAGGGAAACGGCAATGGTTTGGTATTCCCTAAAGAAGGTACTTTACGAATGAGAATTAAATCTCCGGGTGATGATCAAGAATTGGGAATCGAAATTGTTCAGTTCTATCTTGGAGGTAATTTGGGGGGAGTAATATCTCCGGCTACTTTTGATGAACCATGTCCTTTCATGGAAAAATACCAGGAATTGAAAAACTCAAAGGATGAGGATGACAAAGAACTTGCAAAAACCCTTGTACCAAGAAGAAGATATGTTATCGGTGGTCCGGTATATGCAGACGAAAAGGGAACTAAATTTGATTACGAGGGTAAAGATAAGGGAGTTCTAGTTCCACGCTCTGTTTATCAAGATATTATCGACTTATACCTCGATGAGGATGAAGCTGGTGATATGACAGACCCAAGAAATGGATACGATATCAAAATTATTCGTTCGGGTTCTGGTAAGCTTGATACAACTTATTCTGCTCGTGCTTGTAAACCAACTAAATTAGATAAGAAATATCAAGGTACTGTAGACCTTGAAGGTATAGTTCGTTCTCAAATCAAATCATATGATGAACTGGAAGAACTTCTTGCTAAGTTCTTGAATGAAGACCATGGAGGAGACGATGACGAGGATGACAAACCAAAGAAAAAGGCAAAAAAGAAAGGGATTCACAGAGACCATTATATGGAGGATGATGAACCCAAAAAGAAAAAGAAGAAACGTTACAAATCAGATATTTAAAGGTTAGTTAAACATAGGGTTTCATTCGAAGGTGGTAATTAGATTCGTTCAGTTATCACCTTCTTTAGTCTAAATACATTACATTATGGCAAAGAAAACTAAGGTTGGTTTAAAGGTACCAACAAAAAATGAGATATTAAAGAAATATGGTAGTATCATGAGATTGGCTTCAGATACAGTAGAATCAAACTTATGGTTACCCTCTACTTTCTTTGCTCTCAACTATACATTTGGTGGTGGTATACCATTTGGTAAAGTACTCGAAGTAGCTGGAGAAGAATCTTCTGGTAAATCCCTTATTGCATATAATTTTGCATATACCTGTCAACAACTTGGTGGTCATGTAATTTGGGTAGATGCTGAACAATCTTGGATGAACTCCTGGGCTGAAGCAAATGGTGTAGACCCAGAAAAGGTTACAGTATTAACAGATACTCGAATCGAGTATATTTCTGACGCAGTAGCAGATTTAGCAATTTACTTACGTTCTCAATTAACTAATAATGAACCGATTCTCTTAGTGATAGATTCTATTGCTGCTATGGATTGTGCAGATAACATAGATTCTAAAATGGTAGAGGGTAAGGCTGAAATGGGAGGTAGAGCAAAAGCTCTTTACAAATACTTCCGTATCAGAAGTGAATTATTCTATAGATTAGGAGTTACACAGATTTACATTAACCAATTAAGAACTGCTTTAAATGTCGGATTTGGAAAAGATAACACAACTACTACAGGAGGTGCAGCACTTAAGTTCTACGCTTCAATCAGAGCTGCCTTTTACTCAGGCAAGTCTATCACTGTTAAACAGAAAGGTAAAGAACGGAAAGCTGGTAAATTGGTCACAATCCGACTTATTAAAAATAAAGTTGCTCCTCCAAGACCTACAATCAGTAAGTGCCCGGTTTACTTCAATCCTAAGTTCCATGAAGTAGGTTTTGATAGATGCTATGCTCTTGAGGATGTATTGGTAGAAAATGATATCATAGAAAAATCTTCAGGTGGAGTATATAAGTTCAAAGGAAAAACTCTTGCAAGAGGTGAAGAGAAATTCCAAAAGCTTTTGGAAGAGGATGATGAACTTCGTCGTAAACTATTAAAGAAGGCTGAGATAAATACTATCGGTACAACTAGAAAGAAGATAGTAGCATTGACTACTAATTTATATCCAGTAGATGGAGTAGAATATGAATCATTTAACGAATCAGATGACGAGGAGGAAGACGATGAGTAAGAAAACAGTATTATTGATTGATGGAGAGAACATTCTCCATCAATCTTTTCACAAGTTCGAGAAACTTAAATCCACAGACGGTAAACCAAGTGGAGCAATATTTGGATTTTTCAAATCACTTCACATGTATCTTACCAGGTTTGAACCCAACGAAGTAGTTATAACCTTTGATAACGGTCATTCACCAGTAAGGGATAAGTTATTGCCTAACTATAAGGGACACAGAAAAAATATATCGGTTGATTATGAATCCTTGCAAATACAAAAGGCAATTATAATGAAGATATTAGGTATGCTAAGAATTTCTTATATATTTGATAAAAGGAATAAAACTCAATATGAGGGAGATGATTTCTTAGCATACCTAATTATTAATACTTATCGTTCGGATAATGTAATCTTGGTATCATCAGATAAGGATTTTAATCAACTTCTAAACAAGAACGTTAGGATATTAAATCCAAGAAAGGATGAAGTTATTCGAATGGGTAATTGTAAAGAGTTATTTGGTTATCATTCACATGAGACCGTTGAATACCTTGCAATGGTAGGTGATACTTCCGATGATATCCCTGGTTTTAAAGGTATAGGTCCAGTAACTGCAAGAAAGATATTAGATGAGTATAAATCAATCTACAAATACTTGGAAGCTAAACCTAATAAAGAGTACCAAGAAGCTTGGGAAAGGAATCGTAAGTTGATTGATTTATTCTGGTTTGTAGGTAATGTCCCTTTAGATAAGATACCTCTCAAGAGAAAGAAGACTTTCAACTATGATAAATTTAGGAAACTGTGCATAGAGTATTCTCTTGCTTCGTTCCTAACTAAAGAATTTATTAAACCATTTAAAGAGTTATCCGAATGAAAATAATGTTTGCAGGTGCAAGTGGAGTTGGGAAAACCACTTTAGCAAAAGAAGTTCCCGGGATGATTAAGTTTGATGTAACAGAATACCCTCCAGTATTGGATTTTATATCTGGTAGTGTATCAGACTTAATACCTAAAACAAAGGATATGTCTCATAAAGAGATGTTAGAAAGGGATTCAAAGGATTTGTTACTCGAAGATTTTCAGGTAATGAACCTAAGAAACAAAATGTTCAGAGATAGGGATAGATTTGTTACAGATAGAAGCTATCTTGATTTAGCTGCCTATTTCTATTACAAGCAAGCCAAGAATGTTCCTAAATGTGAAATGGAACACTTTTTCGAAACTTGCAAGATGTTACTCAATCAGCAATGTACTCACCTCATTCTATTAGACTTTACTACTGCAATGGTAAAGGAATGGGTTATGGAAGATAATGGCAAACGAATAGAGAATAATTACTTCCAGTTCTTAATATCTTCTATAATGGATAACGTATTGAACTTGTGGGGATTCTTACCAACTAAGGAAATATCTTCTATCTATAAGAATATATTTAAGAATCAACTTTTGGAATATGGTGCAACAGAAGGAGTAATCAAATCCCTGTATGGTGAAACTAAAGTTCTCTGTATAAGAGAAGCTAATTTGGATATTCGTAAGAAACTTATTATTGATTTTCTTCATGAGTAAGGAAGTAGTATTTATAGCATTCTCGGATTTGCACATAAATCTATGGGCAAAATTCAATGAGAACAACAATAGGACCTTGAATAGTATCAAGGTCCTTGACGTTATTGCAGGTCAATGTGAAAAGTACAAATGTCCTGCTTTGTTTTGTGGAGATTTATTTCATAAGCCAGAATCAATTGACCAAGATTTAGCAATATTCGTTGCTGAACAGTTTGATAGGTTAGAGAGTAACTATCCAAAATTCAAAATGATTTATATAGACGGGAATCACGATTTGAAATCTGTAAATCGTATTGATAGGATAACTAAGGGATGGCCTTTTGTATTTCATAAGAATTTTATGAGCTGTGTTAATCTAACTAGAATCAAATGGTGTTCTTATGGAGATTACCACATTTATGGGGTTCCATACATTGATAATAATGTAGGTTTAAGTGAATATCTTAAGAAACTAAAATTAGATAAGAATGTAAGGAACATACTTCTTCTTCATACTGACTATCCCGGAGCAAAGGATACCGATGGTAGGGAAGTTGATTCTGTAGAAAATCTCAATGTAAATATCTTGAATCGATTTGACTTGGTATTATGTGGTCATATACATAAACCTCAAAGACTATCAAAGAAGGTTTATATGATAGGAGCACCTAATCATCAAAGGAGAACAGATAGAGATTGTAAATTGGGTTATTGGAAGATTTATTCAGACTTATCAATGCAATTTGTACACCTTAAGCAATTTCCTAAATTCGTAGATGTAGAATCTGATGAAGATATTAGGGATGATGGCAATTATTATACCGTTTTACCTAAGAAAACTAGTAACTTAGTAAATACTAACCATAAAATTACTAAGCAACTTTCTAAGAAAGCTCTAGCAAGGAAGTATCTTAAGGAAAAAGGTATAACTGAACAAGATAAGAAAGAACTACTGATTGACATACTTAAAAAAGCTGAATCATGTTAACATTTACAACAATGAACGTAGTAGGATTCTGTTCAATAGAAAACCTACATATACCTTTAAACCCAAGTTGTACCATACTTATCAAGGCACCGAATGGTAAAGGTAAATCAACTATCTTATCGGCATTGGTATGGGCAATATATGGTAAAAACCTAAAAGGAGTATCAGAAGTAACTACCTGGGAAAAGGTAAGACCTAAAGATTACCAGGGAGTAATGGTAGAGGTATTCTTTCAAAAAGGAGAACATATCTATAAAATTATCAGATGCCAGAAATGCAATATAGTTCTTGAGGATGGAGCTAAAGGTAAAGATAGGCTTATCCTTATGAAAGACAACGAGGTAGTGAATGTAAAGGGTAAGAATAAACTCCAAGATGCCATTAATGCAGAACTTGGTTTATCCTATACTCTATTCATGAACTCCATTATGTTTGGGCAGGGTATTAAAAGATTGATACAAGAATCTAATTCAGATAAGAAGAAGATATTCGAAGAAGTATTTGATTTAGAATTTCTTAACATTGCCAAAGGTATAGCTATGCAGGATAAAAATAACCTATTAGCTCAGGCAAACGAAGTAGAACACCAATCTGCTTTATTAAAGAAAGAACTTGAAGCAAATAAGGAAGCTTACTTTGATTTACGTGATAGAGAGAAAGGTTTCAAAGAAAAAATAAAGTCAGAACGTAGAGAATTAAAGAAAGATAGGGAAGACCTAACTAAGCAACTTATTAAAAAACAGCAACAACTTAAGGACGAGGTAGAGCAGAGTCTTAGGATTAAGATTAAGAAACATACTGATTATGTAGATGGTCTTAAATCTAAAATAAAACACAACCGTAATATTTCAGGAGTATCATTACCGGATTTTGTAAAGAAACTCAAGATACAGTTAGATAAAGGCCACTACAAACGTGCTAAAGGGAGCGTAGATATTATCTATAAAGCAATTATAAACTCAGACAAACTACAAGAAGAATATGAGGATGCTCTGGGTAGATTGGATGAGTTGAGAACTACGAATGAGAAGTATAAGAGACTTCAAAAAGAATGCGATGATATTGCTTCTGATATTGCTGATATTGACGAGGAGTTGGAAAAGCTCAAACAAGAGAAACTTAAGGTTATGTCTCCTAAATATAAAGAGAAACTTAAAGAGATTAGAAAAACTCTTCGTAAGGTAGATGAGGATTACCACAATAAAGAGTTGGAGTTAGAAAACTACAATTGGTTAATCAATGACCCTCTCGGTAACAACGGAATAAAGGCTTACTTATTCGATTCATCACTGGATATGTTAAATAGAACCCTTGATAAATACTCTCAAGTATTGGGATTTAGGATTGAATTTAACATAGACCTGGGTACTGCTAGAAAAGAATTTTTTACTTTAATTGAAAGAGATGGGCAAATTATTGATTACGATGAACTTAGCGGTGGAGAAAAACAATTGGTAAATGTGGCAATGGCATTTGCAATGAATGAATCTCTTACAATGTCTAAGGGTATAAACCTTGCCTTTTTGGATGAGGTATTCGAATCATTAAGCTCTGATAATGTAGAAGTAGTAACCTCTTTAATCAGACATACTTTTGCAGATAAAACCCTATTCTTAATTACTCATTTAGATTCTCTTCCTCTATCAAATACGAAAATCCTGCAAGTCGAAAAAGTCAATGGCCTAAGTAGTTATAATTTACTATAATGTTATAACTACAAGACATTAACCTATGAACTCAAAAAATAAAGGAAACAGATTTGAAAGAAAAATAGGAGCCTGGTTTACTCAGTGGACTGGGTTCAAATTTGAAAGGAATCGGGCAGGTTCAGGAGCTTGGCATTCTAATAAGGATGCCACTTCTGATTTAACCTGTACAGATGAAAAACATGCTCATCGCTGTAAGATATCTATCGAATGTAAAAATTACAAAGATATCAAATTCGAACATGTACTGCTTGGAAACAAAACTTGTGATATCCTAAGATTTTGGGAACAAGCAAGTAAGGATGCTAAAAGGGCAAATAAACTCCCTATATTATGTATGAGGTATAACTCTATGCCTGCAAATGAATTTTTCTTTGTAGTAGAAGGGGGACCTGGTACTCTGGGAGATTTTATATGGGTACAATCTAAAAAACCCAGTATGTCAATCAGTACTTCAGTTAATCTTTATGTATTTCTTGCAAGTGATATTCTGGAGAATGTTAATTATAAGCAAGTACATAAGCAAGCTAAGTTAATCATTAAAAAGAAATAATATGAAACGTATCCCTTATTCTTATTGTATTTTCTACATAGAACGAAAGTATTATCAGAACATTAATAAAGAACTTAAAGAAAAGGGATATAAAAAAGTACGTGCCATTATCCCTACGATAAACGTTTTAAAGAAAACCGCAAAGGGTAAGATGATATTCGAAGAAGTACCTATCTTATTCAATTACGGTTTTATCAAGATGCCTACAGAGTTAGCGTACTCTAGACCTTTTCTAAACAAACTGAAGAGAAGTATATCAGGTATAAGAACTTGGTTAAAGTCTACAGAGACTCTTCATGAAAGAAAGAAGAAAGCTAGAATAGATAATTCTGAAGACTTTGATGATTTCTCATTGGTAGCTACATGTACCAGAAAGGATGTTAAAAGGTTTAAGAGGATGGCAAAAGAAGGAAAGAAATATTCTGTAGACGATTTGATGAATGTTAAGATAGGCGATTACTTAGTACTCAAAGGTTATCCTTACGAAGGGATAGATGCTACGGTATTAGGTATAGACCACATAAATAAAATGGTACAACTTCTTTTATATCCGGAAATGGGTAAAATGGAAATATGGTTACCCTTTGATAACGTAATCTATAGCGTGTACCAGAATTATGACCCAGATAAGTTATATGCTAACTCCCAAGATTATGACCCAAATGAGATAACAAGTGAATCAATAGATAGAATAATGGATTTTAGGAGGAATTAATATGAACGATGCTCAGAAGAAAGCTTGGGACTGCTTAAACGAAATAGAGAGGCAGTCTTTATTCCTTCAGTTATCAGAAAGCAAATCCTCATGGGAAGCTGGTGAAATTTTAAAGTTGTCACATTACAAGTATTTAGAAATCAGAGAAAGGTCAGAAAAGTTCTTCAGATTATTCTCTGATTTTTTCGAGTTACACACTTCTATTTTTCGACCTGACTGCCCTTGCGAACGAAGCTTTTGTGATTTTATTGAAGGATGTATTGAAAAGAGATTAACAAGGAAAGAAGCTAGTCTATATACTGGAGACTCTTCTAACTTACTCTCAAAGGTAAGCAATAGTAATATCGAAAGAAATATGAAAAGACTCAAAGAATCAGAAGACTCCTGGGACTTAGATTCAATGAGGTTAATTCTAGAGTTCGATAGGTGGAATAACTTTAGGATTCTACCAAGAATGCTACAACAGCCTTCTGCATTTAAAAGGCGGTTGAATAAGAAGGACAAGATATACATTAAATACCTTTTAAACCGAGTACCAGAATGGATGCACACAAAACTGAAAGAAAGGTTTAGATATAAAGTAAAACCCGGAAAAAAGAAATACTGGGTATGCTTAATATCAGAAGAATTATATACAGATGGATATTTGCTAATGCCAGTAAGACCCTTAGATGAGGTAGTTAGTGAATTTAGTAGATTCTATATGTATGTATTCGAAAAGAAAGACGATGCAGATACATTTGGCTTCATGGTATCCAAGTTTATGATTAAAACAGTTGATGTAAAATTGGGACAACGCTTCTGGCCTGAGTACAGATGCTGCGTGGAAAAAGCAGTAAACTATAATCAAGTGAATAATATAGAATTCAGTATTAAGAAACTTGATATGGCCTTCAATGCTGATAAGGTTAAAAAGAAAAGGAAGAAAAAGCCTAAATCAACGGCTGCTGAACGCATATCAGATACCTCAGCTTTTTATAAAAATAAGTAGAAATATTTCTTTATATAAATAAAAAGTATTATATTTGCAACAAATTAAAATAAAAGATATGAGAAAGAACAAAAAGAATAAACCAGCACCCTCAAAAGAAAAAGCCAGTTTCCTTGGTTCAGCCGGGAGGAATATGACTTACAGGGATTTAAAAAGAAAAGCCATAGTATTGGGTATGCCTTTCCCTGATGCTTGTGCTGCTGGAGTTTTCGATTTAATTGGTTATATCGAAAGGTCAACTAATAAACCAGACAAATCATTGATTGACCAATATGATGATTGGATGGATAAACAATTAGAGAATATAGGTTATTCAAAAGATGACCCTCTAAGGAATTCAAAATTAAGGCTTGGGTTTCTTGGAGAAGAAGGAGAAGATGGGCAAAGGAAATCCAAAAGGGTTCCAGGAATAAAAAAGCCAAGGGAAAAGAAACCACCAAGAGAAAGGGATGAATTCAATCTCATCAAGGGAACTAAGAAATCCTATGTATGGTCATTGGTTGCAAAGGGTTATGATTTAGAAAGAGTAACTAGAAGGATGAAAAAGAAGTTCCCAGATGCAAATGATAAATCGATAACACTTTGGTTTAGAACTGCAAGGAGGACTATGAGTAATGGTAAAGCTAAAGGAAAGTAGTAGGGAACCAATCCGAAAAGATAGATATTATATATGGACATGGAGACCAGATACCACCAACAAACGTATTACCGAAAAAAGTTTATATCGGAAACACTTAACCGGTATACCTTATTTCACAAGGTATCAAATAAAAAAGACTTTGGTTTATATGTACGGAGTAGATGTTCTTCAATATATTCATATCATATCAGGCAGGAAATTACTTAGGCAAGGGATAAGAATACTTCAAGATATGAATGGTCTAAGACATAAATCTGGTTCTACTAAATTCTGGTATAAAGGGAGATTAGTAAAAGCCAGGAAGTTTATTATCCCGGATGAATATAAAATTGATAAACACAGAAGACGAAGGTTCATGGTTCAAATGCACCGGGTCTTTAAATCAAAAGGAAAGAAGGTATTCAATGAAAGGTACTCACAAAAATTGTATGGACAACGGGAAGGCATATCTTCCAAGTATATCCGGAAGAAGAGAATACAAATCCATTCTGCTATCTTACAGGATTTACAACAGGCTGAGTCAAGAGGAAAAGCATAAATATAATATTTTTTCTTTGCAATATCCACCATTGGTATGTTCCTTGGCCTTGTACCTAAGAAAGAAATTAGATATCCCGATACAGAAAGTACTATTTATCAAAGCACAAAGGGATATGCTTGATATCTTTTATAATGAATCTTTAAATCATTTGGGATGGCAACCAAAAGAAAGGTTCTTAGTAAAAGCTTTAAGATTTCAGGGATTCATTCCTGTAAGCAAATATAGGATGAGAAGTAAATATGCCTACATTATGACAAACAGGATGCTAGAAAATGAATATTGGGTATTTCCCATGAGATTAGCTGATAACTATAAATCAATGCAAAATCCAAAATACAAATTCTATACCGAAGTATTTGGTAAGGTTGGTATTCCTGGAATAATTAAAATTAAATACAGCAATGGAAACTAAAAACCCAGTACCGGAAGTAAAGGTACATAAACAATTAAATCCGTTCATGGGTAAATCTTTTAAGGTTAATACCTATAATGACCAAGATGAAGTTATCGATACAGAAGATGTAAAGATAGAATCTCAAGAAGAACTAAAGACCGTAATTGATGAGGTAAAACAATATAATATTGCATTTGCTTATCTTACGGGAAGCGAAAGAAAATACAAGAAACTTATAACAGAGTGATATAACTATTGATTATTAACATTTAAACATTTACGAAAATGGCTAAGAAAAAAGAAACCAAAAAGGTAGAGTTAAAGGAAGTATCTCGCAAAGAGATTAATGGTGCAATCATTATTACTTACGAAGATGGCTCAGTAAAAATTATCCCGGCTCCTATCATGTTGTCTGCCGAAGAAGCAAAAGACTTCTTTGCTTCAGAAGAAGAGGACGATGATGACGAAGACGAGGAAGAAGAAGAGGACGATGACGAAGATTCAGATGAGGATGACGAAGATGAGGACTCTGATGATGAAGAAGATGAAGATGACGAGGATGATGAAGACTCGGATGACGATGAAGATGAGGACGAAGAGGAAGAAGAATTGACCGGTGAAGCTCTTGCTGAAATGGACTTCGAAGAATTGGAAGATGTTTGCGATGACAAAGACCTTGAAACAGACCCGGACGATTTCGAAGAAGACGACATTGAAAAACTTCGCAAAGCAATTGCCAAAGAATTGGGTCTCAAACTTCCGGCGAAGAAAGAAGCAAAAGGCAAAAGTAAAAAAGGGAAGAAGTAATTCATTCTCCGGTTACGAAGGTTGGGCTAAAGCAATAGCCCACCTTTATTATAAGAAATAACTATTGTTCTATTAAATAAAACTAAAACTTAAAAGATTATGGCAACTAAGAAAAAAGAAGACACCAAGAAGAAAGGTGGTAAAGAAAAAGATGCTGAAAAAGAAGCAAAACGTAAAGCTCGTATGGAAGCTTTGAAAAACCGTCCTGCAGAGCAACGTCCAAACAGCAAGCAAATTGATGTTATCAAAATCAATGATAAATCCGAAGTTCAGAACTACGGTTACGCAGTAAAGAACAAAGAAGGATATCAGGGAGTGGTGGTAACATCAGTTCTGGTCATCGACGGTAAACCAACTTCTACATCCGTAACATTCGTACCGGGCAATCTAACCGTAAAATCCAAAAAAGGACACGGTATTATCTGTAACCCGAAAGCTAAAAAGGCTAAGGGCGAAGAAGAGGAAGCCGGAGACGAAGATTAAACTTCTATCCCTTACTTATTAGCGAGAACATCGCTAATGGTTTGCATAGTTTATTAGTATTTCAAAAATTATGTTGGGAGCCTATTGCCTGAGAAGGTAGTAGGCTTTATTTATTTTATAGGTTATGGAAGACAAAAGAGAAATCAGAAAGAATATAACTATTCTTGCATTAGATAATCTTATTCAGAATTATACTAATGCACTAGAAGATAAAGATATGGACCCTCCCTTATCGAATGAAGAAAGGGAACTCTCTGAATTAATTATTAAAGAAGCCAAAGAAATGCTAACCGAAATGGCAATCGAAAATAAACCAATACCAAGACCATCATGGAAGAAATGAATTTAAGAACCATCATACAGGGTATTCAAACCGTATTAAAAGATATGGAATATACTCGGTATATGATTAAGGTTACTCCTCCTCATAAGAGAGGTAAATATCAAACCCATGTTATTCACCTTCAATATCTTAAACGTAGGCTTAAGGATTTTAAGGGTAGGCTAGATAAAAAACTAAAAGGTACTATCAGTACTGTAAAGTTTAAATATGTTAATTATTCAGATGGACGAGAAATGGTTGCAGAACAAACTTTTGTCAATCTTACTGAGCAAGAGATAAAGGATGCCTTAGAACTTGGAGCCATTCTTGAAAATGCAAGTATAGAAATCCTAGAAATTAAGGAAATCCCTACTTCGATTAGGATATTATAACTATGGATAATTACTAAGGAAATTTCAATCCACTTAAAAATTTTAGAAACATGAAGAAAGACAAGAAGAAAGACAAACCGGCTAATAAGACTCCGGAACTTTCAAAGGCTAAAAAGGCATTGGATGCTTATCTCAAAGAGAACAACTTGGACCCTCAAAAGGATTGGTCAAAAGACAAGAAACATGGTAAAAAGGTTACTGAACTCTTGAATAAGCTCAACAAGGAAAGAGACAAAGTCGCTGCCCAGTATCCTGAAAAGGATTTAAAGAACGAAGCCAAATTGGTAAAAATGAAAAAAGCCAAAGAAGATGAAAAGGCTTCAAAGAAAAAAGAGAAAAAAGAAAAGAAGGAATCTGCTGGCCGAGTTACCAAATACGATTATCCTCTCATCGACGGCAGAGAAATGACTTCCGATGAAAAGAAAAAATATCGTATGGAACAGAGAAGACTGGCTGCCGGTAAAGCTCCGAAAGAAGAAAAACCCAAGAAGGAAAAGAAAGAAAAGGCAGAAGCTACTGAAAAGGCTGCTCCTGCAAAGAAGGACAAAAAGGCCAAAGATAAAAAGAAAAAGAAGGCCAAAAAAGAAGAAGATTAATCTCATATCTTATTAAGTATTCGTTAATGATGTAAAGGCCTGGCAAATCACTTTTGTTCAGGCCTTTCTTTTTAATACTAAGACTTTATGGAAGAAAAAACATATAAACCCAAACTGCGTATCACTACACTTGAAGATAATGGCTCCTATATTCAGGATAGATTGGTAGATGCGTATACCGAAATGAATTCAGGGCCAAAGGTACAACACAAGGGACCTATAAGAATAGAGGTAACTCTTACAAATAAACAAGATGTTGAGAACTTTAAGAATTACTTAGATAAGCTCGTAGGTAACTTACCAATCAAAGAACCTTCAGTGGGAAGAGGAAGACCTTCTACTGGGAGTAAACAACTTACTGAATCACCAAGAGAAGATATCTTGGCAGATGTAGAGAAAATGGTTGAAGAAGGTAAGAGCCAACAAGAGATTATTAAGTATCTAAGGGAATTAGGGTTTGTCTTTATTCTTACAGAGGACTTTCTTTTTCATTTCCCAGGATTCGAATTCAACAGTAAGGATGTGGGAGAAGCCACTGACAACAAGCAATATCCTAACTCATACTCCTGGATGGCAAGATGTATCAAACGAGCCAAAGACCCCAAGGCAGATAAATTCGACCCAATGGTCATCTTCGGCTTTAGTATCCTTGGTGGACCATCGAAGAAAATTGTTCCGTACCTTTATAAAGAAAGGAAGAAACCATTAAGGGCCTCTGTTGGTAAGAAAACCATATCCTTCTCTCAAGCAGAGTTCACAAAGTTCCCCAAGTTTATGCTCGAGGAAGAACGATTAAAGTTCTCTGCAGAACAACGACAATTACTTCTCAACTCCGAGAAAAAGCCTTCAAAGTTCTTTATGAGATGGTACAAAGATGTAATATTCCCTGATTCAATCAAACAGAAAATCGAAGAAGCTATCTCTAGATAGACAACCTCTACCTCAGTATTTAATAAAAGAGTATTATTTATTAAAATAAAATTCTTATATTTGTATAACGAAAATAAATATTAAAAAATGGATGCAGAAACCAAAGAGGTAGTAAAGAACATTGCTCAGATTCAAATTGAGGCATTGACTAATATCAAAAATAATATCACTACAACAGAACCCGATTTACTCAGGAAGTTGTTACAGATAAACAATGAAGAGATGCTTGATTCAGTCAATCATCATATTCAGATTTACGAAGAGATATACGAAATGCCTCAATTGATAAAGACTCTGAACGAATATCAATTATATATCTGTTCTCATATCCTATTCAAAATGGAAGACGAATGGATACATGATTTATCCCAAGGAGTTTACGGAGCATGGGAACTATTACACAGAGAAACCAATAAATTTCATCCTGAACTCACACTAATAATTTAATTTAATATGGACAAGAACGAATACTTAGAATCAGTTGAATTGAACACTGGAGTTGAAATGATTCCTTGCGAATCCTCAAACGTTGAAGGCTACGGATATGACTCCAAAAACAAACAACTTTGGATTGCTTTTAAAGGCAACAAAGTTTACCGTTATGATGGTGTACCTAAAGAAATCTGCAATGAATTACACCTAGCAGAGTCCAAAGGTAAATACGTTTCTTCTAGTATCAGAAACAAGTTTAAAACCACAGGCTATGAACTCAGGTCTTAGAAAACTACCTATCATAGGGTTAGCAGGATTTATACTAATTGGATTGGCTATAGGCTCAAAACCTACACCCGATGCAAGCAGGATAAATCCTGCTCCGTCGTTTAAAAAGAACGATGTACCAGAAACTAAATACAGTTTCTCATTTGCAGATAAGCCTAAGTCATTAATGGATTCAATTCAGGAAATGGCAAACAAACTCGGAAAAAGAATATACGAATATCAGGTAGAAATAGAAATCATTCCAGAGAATCAAATCTACCAGATAAGTAATTCTGGATATCAACAATACGAAGTTACTAGAAAAGGAGTGGGATACTCCCATACATGGGTTAAATTTTATACTGATAAGAAGTTAACTTATCAAGATGCCATTAAGTTTGCAGAGAAATATCCAGAAAAATGTATACCCTTTGTACCTGCTCCCAAGGCTAAATCAGAACTCGATTATTATAACGAAAACCTGGACGAATATTTATCAGACCCAGAAAACGAGATAGATTATGCTCCAGAGATCTTCGACTTCTTAGCCGATTAACCTCAGCTATTTAAAAATATTCTTTTTATTTTATTGCTATATAAAATATTATTCTTATATTTGCAATGTGATAAGAAATTAATTCATTTATAAACATTTTTAATATAGACGTTATGAAAAAGAATGAAAACAAGGTTGCTAACCTTATCGGTAACAAAGTTGCTCAACAATTAGAAGGAATTAAGGATGCTACATCCAAGTCTAAAACTACTAAGGCCCAGGGAACTAAAAAGACTAAGGCTCAATTGGTAGAAGAATCCCAGGAAGCTGCCAAGAAATTTGCAGGTGCCAAATTGGTTCAGGTTACTCCGGAAGAACCCAAACCAACAAAGAAAACCTCTAAAAAAGCAGAGGTAGTAAAAGATGTTGAAAAACAACAGAAACCCTCCATCATCGAAAAGGTAATCTCCAACCGGGAAGTAAAATACGTATACCCAGAGGATATAACCGATACCCTGGCCCGGAAGAAATGGAGACAACAAACTCGTAATGAACTTCACAGACTTGAACGGGAAATGTTCCGTATCAAGGACCAAAACTCCAAAGAATACAAGAAAGCTGCCAAGGCATATGAGGACTTCAGGAATAAAGTCCTTAAGCCAGAACAAGTTGCTTGATTTTACCTTTCAGGGAAGGTACCCAATATCAGAGTACCTTCCTCATTGTATTAACCTTCTAAAGGTATAAAAATGGATTACACTATATTCTCCGCAAAGGAGATGTTAAAGCAAGACAAGGAGTTGGTGGAGTTGCATAAGAGATGCGTTAAAACCTACTTAGTTCAACGTTCACTTAAACATAGGAAGATTAAGAAGTTCTTTATTGTATACGATTGGTATATTAACACCAGTAACATAAGAAACTTCTTTTTCAGGCCTGTACCTATATTTGTGCAGGCATTACTCTTGGGACAATTAGACGAAATATCAGATTATGTAAATAAAGACGGTTATGGTAAGAAACATAAGAAAAGAAGAAATAGAAAAGGTTGAGGTAACTTATATCAAAGGTAAGTATGCCTATAAAACCCAATACAATGTAATTAGTGGGAAGAAGCATGAGATACTTTATGCAGGACCAGTTAATGCTTTGCAACCTGCACTAGAGAATATTCTGATGCTGGTTAGAAATCCAACCAGAAGAATCTGTACAGATTCTAGAAAGACACTAAGGAAACTTGAGGAAAAGGCAACTAACCTAAATAACTTCAAGGACCAAGGTATAACCCATATAATAATCTACATATGTTCACGAATATAGTCAAAGACCTATACATAGGTAAATCGAAACTAAATATCCGATTTCAGAATCAAATCATAGAGCCTGAAACCATAGTAGATAGTTTGGGTGTACCTTATCCTAAATTAAAGGAATATCCTACCTTTCCGGACTATGTAGTAATAGGTAACTTTGATGGCAAGGATATTTTTAACATTCAAGTGGGAGAAAACCCTCACATGTTATTAATCACAGGAATCCCCAAAGGTGCCAAGACTTTAGATTGGTACAGGGTAAAGGAAGCAATCTGGTCCTCCTATTATGAGGATAATTACCGAGGATATTTATTTCAGGTCCAGGATGCAACCAAGAAAGTAACACTAAAGGCTTATCCTTTAGAAACAATTAAAGAGTAAATATATGGAAGCAATAGATTACGTAAAGTTATTTAAACTCGACCAAGAGAATTACGATTTTAAAAGGGAAGAGTTTATTTCCGAATTGGGTAAAGAGTTTCTAGATTATTGCCAAACTACTACCATTGGCATTAACCCTAAGACTCATAAGTTATATTATTATCGGTTCAAGGAAATCATTAAGAATTTCGAAAGTAAATTCTGGGCAATATCCAAGCTTAAAGTAGGTGAAGGGTTTACACAGAACCTATGGAATGCTTTCTTTGCTACTCAGGTAGTACCTTTAAGAGCAAAGATGTTCCCAGATATCCAACAGTTCATTGAAAAAAGGAAGAAGGAATACCTCAATGAACAAGACAAAAAACAATCTACCTATAAAAAGGGAAGTCATGGCAAAGGAAATCCTAGACCTTCACGGCAATAAATTTATTGCCAAGGATTGGAAACTTTGCCTTAGTATTCCGATAGGCAAATGTGATAAATTAATTTTCACCAGGGATTATGTCTCTGGTGATTCTTTTAATTTGGCAGTGAAAAAGAAAACCTATAAGGCATATTTCTATAACCTTAGTATTAATTGCTATGTATGTTATAAGTTAGAGCTAATAGGATATGATGAATCTAAAGATATAAGAAAGGCTTATTTATATGGCAAAAGAAGATAAGATAACAAGATTCCCTCGTCCTATGGGTACTACTGCAATGGCTTTAGAATACCAGAAGACACATGAAGAGGAAGCATTGATTAAGGTACAGAATTACCTTATTAATCAGTGGTTAATGGGTAATGGTGTTTTGTGTGGAGTAACCTATGATATCAATTCATTCTCTAATAGATTAGGGATTGATATAGAATATGTACGAGTATTCATGAGAGACAGATTATTGTCTTCTAGAATATGGGATAAAGATAAACAGGAAGAATTACTTAACGCGTTATTGGGAGAACAACTAGCATGGGCATTAGAGGATAGAATGGAGATATCTCACCAGTTGCAAATCTTAAGAGATTCCCAAGGAGGTAAATATACTCCTTTCATTTCGTCCGAGGTTAATAAGACATTGAAGCTTAAGTTGGAATCTTCTACATCATTACAATCAATCATTCGTAATCTTACTGGAGGCAATACAACTAATATCTTCAATCAGTTCAATCAACAGAATAATCTCAATGCTGAGAATACTATCTCGATAGAGGAAGCAAGAACTATCGTATTAGAATCTCAAAAGGTACTTACTAAAACTGAAGAAGCAAAACTCTTAGAGGACAAATACGATATCAATTCATTGCCTGAAGTAGTTGCAACTAAGCAAGAGGGAGTAGATACGTCCAAGGAGGGCCTTAATCTTAATAAGAAAGAACTCAATCAAATCACAGATAACTATAAGGCTGCTATGGAAATATCCTCTAAAGAACACCATGAATTGCGTAGGGAGATTGAAATGAGGATTGATACCGATTCTTATGACCCAGAGATGGATAGGTACTTAGAGGGTGATGAAATACTAGAAGCAGAAGAAGATACATCCCTTGCTGCATCATTCCTAAACAAAAGAAAATAACTTAGAGGCTACCTATTAATGGTGGCCTCAGTTGTGTATATACGGATTTGCATATTAAATTTAAAAGTATTATATTTGCATATCAATTTTAAAAATAGACAAATATATGGAAACATTAGACCCCGAATGTAAAAAGACCAAGATTAAGAACATCAATCAGGGTACTTACTTTAAACTTAAACCCACTACTACTGCACCAGTATGGGTAAGAGGAGAATATGAACGCTCATTAGGCAAATATTCTTGCTTTAAATTCGATGATACCAACCATGAGAAATTCATGAAAGGTTCTCAGGACGTATATATTAACTTTACATTTTAACACATGTTCAACTTATTCAGAAAGAAAAAGAAAATCAGAGTAATCAAAAGCCGCAGACTTATTACTCTACAAAAGTTAGAGGGTATGGAAGATACCTTTAACATTGCTATGCACTTCGAGTTAGAAGACTTTCATTCAAGAGTTCAAACGATACTCAATGAACTTCATATATACGATGACCGGGTATACGTTAATGCGTACAAAGAATACCAAGACCATTACAAGGTATATGATAGAGTACCAGACTTATTGCTCTATAAAATACCAGTATTATTTGCTAATTCATACCCGGGAATTGAGGCACAGACAGATAAAGACTTTGCTTACCAATTCTACATTCCAGATATGTCTTACTATGAGGCTCTACCAAAAGAGTTTAGATTGAATGAGGAGATTGAGAATAATTTCAGAACAATGTATTCAAAGGTATACCCTTATTTACCCGATAGCAAGGTATCAGTAAATGAATACATAGATATCATCCGGTTTAATTATTGCAAGAACTGGGATGTACTCTGGAATAATCCCCAATCAATCAGAAACTACTTCGATGAATGTATGGATATCATTATGTCATTTGCAGATGAAGATTGCTTGGTAATAGTAAGTAATATCATTACCAGATGTGCCGAAGAGATGAAAGAGAAATTACAAACCCTCAAAAATAATAGAGATGAACAAATTTAGATTCAAGGTATCTACCATGTTAGAACAGGTAGAGGACGATTACATTAAATTCGTGGGAGATAACTATGGTGTAAACCGGGATGAGTTCCTTAAAGACTTCAAGGCTAAACTTAATCTTGAAAGTCACCATGTATCTACGGTACATGCCGAATTACTCGAATACGAACCAAATCGTATCATCATTCAGACCTCTAAGTATAATACCATATCAAAGGAATACAAAGACCATTACCTTTGGGTATTTACTAATAAGGGAGACAGAAAGTACGATTGGGACTTAAACAGATTCCGGGCTCTACCCCAGTAATTATTAAATAGTTTATTAATTCTTTTGCAGATATAAATATATTTCTTATATTTGTAGTGTAATAATTAAATAATAAAAATATGAAAACAACAACATCTAAATCCTCCATCCAGAACTTAGAAGAGGTACTTCAAAGATTCATTGCTAACAAAAACACTTTCTTCCTCTGTAATGGAGAAAAGGAAAACCTAAAGGCTAACTTATACGAGTTACTTAGTAAGTTATACGATAACTATCAACTTGCTTGCATTGATATCAATCAAATCTGGGTATACGAAACTTGCTATTATACATTTACATTTGAAAGCCTGGTTACAGTAGACCGACCAAGAGAAAACATCATTGCCGATGGCTGCATACGATTTATGCAAAATTTTACCGATGGTGACGGTATCTTTATCTCATTCACCAAGCTGGATAAAAATCATTGGGTTTACCAACTTAACTTCAGAATATCATGAACGAAGAAGAATTAAAATCTCTGGCCTTACAGTTACATAAGGCACAGATACAAGAATATCCCTGGGTCTCAGCAGACCCAGAGGATGCTGAATCCTATATTAGGACTTATGGAGATACTAACGTACACTTGTACTACGATTATTTACTTGCTAACAACATAGGAGAAGTAGAAGAATGACAATTAGAGCTATTTTAGAAACAGAGACCATGGACCCTGACTTCAAGGAACCATTTTTAAACGGAATGCCCTTTGACATTACCGAGTCAACATTTGATAGAATCGTACGCTATGCTTCTGGATGTACCGATGTTCAACAACCAGATGTAATTGCTATGGTCATTCAACACTCTTTAGATAACCGTAAGGAGTTATCAGAATTACTAAATACATGTAATCATACTACACAAATGAGAGTACTCATACCAGTACCAATCTCTTCAATTACCTTTATCAATCAGTACCAAAATACTCTTAAAAAGGCATTAAAGGAGAGAATCAAAGGAACACTGGATGGCCTATCAAAAGAACAACGTGCAGAACTCCTTAATGAGGTACTTAATGAAACTTTAAATGAGGGTTCCCTTAACGACGATTAATCAGTTGTTTTCATATCTATCCCAGAGGCAGGACTCTAATTCATACAGAGCCTGCCTCTACCTCAGTTATATTTGCATATATTATTTATTATTCTTACATTTGTAGTGAGAAATAAAATATATTATTCATTTTAAAATAGACAACAACATGGTTAATCTTTACAAACTCACCAACTTACTTGAATCTGGGATGACCATATTCCAGCTCAATCAATGGAAAAACGAAGGTATCTGGTATCCAATTACCCAATACAAAAAGGAATCAAACGAAATCGAGGTAGTCACCAACGTATTTACTCCTCTATCCGAGGAAAATCCAAGATTCCATATTCAACTATCAGCTAACTATGATACAGAAAAAGCCGAATGGAATCAATTTCTAGAGGATAACCAATGGAAACTTTATCCATTGCTCAGGAATATACTTAATGTATTCTTACCACCACATGAACCCGGGTACCGTATCTTATATACATTATACCCTGAAGGTTTCTTATCAGTAATTGCCGAACCATTAAAATCAGAGGAGGCCTAACTATGTCACAGTCAAAAACTTATCTTAAATTTAAAGAGACACGTTCCCAAGAGGACCTTGAAACTCTTAACTCATATCTCAAACGTTTATCAGAAATATCCGATATACTCAATGGAGACGAGGACTTGGATAATGAAACCGAAAACAAACTATATGACGAGGATGAGGATCTTACAGATAAAACAGTCCGGCTAATATTCGGAGACGTATTTTTCGTATTTGCCGGGGAATATAACCTTGACGGGTACGATTCCTGGGAGGATACTATCGAGGACCTAATCGAGGACTTATGTACAACCTATCAGGAATTACATGAAGCCTAATATTATACTTATCTTAGTCATGGGAGGAATTATCCTAATAATGGGTGCATCCTCCCATCCTACTAGTAAAGAACCTTTAACTTATGAGAATACTCATTGCTTAATATTAATAATATGCTAGAACAGTCTAAATTCTTAGTATCCTTCGATTGCCAAAACGAAAAATTCTGCGAAGAGTTAATCATAACATACAGAACTGAAGAACTAAGGCCATATCTAATATTCCCAAGGGTAAAACTAAATCCCAACCATCTTCATGTATATCATACCAAAAGAATAATCTCAGAACTTATAGGTATGCCATACTCTTCAATCGAGATAGTTGACCTTATAAGGCTTCAGTAGGTAATCGAGGTTATTGCATATATTATTTATTATTTCTATATTTGCATATCATTAATAATTTAAATATAGACGTTATGAAAGAAGAAAGTAAATTAATCGAATTATTTAAAAAATACCCCGGAATTGCTGCACGTATACGGAGGTCATTTGCTTATCACTACGACCAAATCCAACGGGAAATCGAATCCGAGGTTGCTACCATTAACAAGGACGATGCTGCAACCATTATCGATTATACTACCGAATACATGGAGGAATCCATGAATTGGCCTGACCCTGATAACCAGACCAACTTTAACAATCAACTCGCTTAATATTAACCAGGAGGGCTCACTACCCTCCACAAAACTTATAACATCATGACAACATTAAATTCAACCTCAATACTTGCATTAATCATTGCACAAAATCCTTATCATATTATCTCTATCCAAGGCCAAATGCCCATGTCACATGCCCAAAATACATATGACTTCGAAATTGCCGAGGATGACCCATATTACGATGATATGGTAAATTACTATGGCGATATGCTTTGGGTATATACTTATGCCGATAAGGAATCCTTAGAACTCGACCTAATGGATATCCTCAATCAAATGGACTTACTTAGAGGCTGCGATGACCAATACTTTGATTATAACGTAGACGAAGTAGACATGGTACTTTACGGTGCAACCATTATCCAGGAACAGGAAAAATACAAACCTCTTATCATGCAAAAATTCCAACATTACAAGGATAACTTCGATGAGGAAGAACATGCCGAGGAAATCGACTATTATCTTAACTTCCTCGAAGAACCAGAAACTCTTTACATTTTCCCCGAAAATATTATCAGTCTTTTCAAATCCTTTATCAAATGAGAACCAAACTTATAATCCTAACATCAATTGCCATGGCTCTAGTAGTCATGGCTTTCCCTACTAATAAATTTCAACCTAAAACAGTATGGGAACACTACTGCAAGTATACATTGGGAATACACCCATCCCAGGCAACCGAGGACCAATATGATTACTTCCTTGATTGCTGGTCAGGAGATGACGAATACCAATATCTCTATGACTACTACGAGAACAAATATCCAGAGTACAACAACCAACTAAAACATTACGGAAAATGAAACTAAAAATCACAACCTTAATAATCATAGAGGGTAACCAAGTAGAAAACATATACCATTCACTAGAAGATAACCAAGACAAGGCTTATCAGGACCTTATAAACCAAGTAAATGCTACCTATGGCGATGGAGGAGTATTACAATTCAAAAACATAAAAGGTATAAAGAATTACTTCGACTCCGTAACCATAGAAACCCAAGAGCTTATACCAATTGGATTCAAAAATACCCTACTAAACAGAGAAACAAAATGAAAAAGAAATCCAAGAACCAAGTATACATACCTCACCAGGATAAATGGAATGAACACTTTCCTACTCCAGGTAAACCAAACCCCAATTACTACACAGACTCAGGTGCAACCTTCAACAAGCACCTACGTACCCAAAACAAATTAAAATCCAAACAGAAATGAAAAAGAACCAATTGCTTATAGATAACCTTAGGACACATATCTTTCAAAGCCTAGAGAACCTAGAAGAACTCCTAGAACAAGAAGACATAAACCTAAGGACATTACGAATAAAGGAACTAGAAATATCCTTTACCGTAACTAGGAGAACCAAATCCGAATACCTGAAATCCTTAGACTTCTGGTACAACCCACTAACTAACTACAAAGAATATCAAATACCCCTACAGAAATGAAAACCCTACTACTAATCCCAGTAATTCTATATACCTGGTTATCATTAACCCACAGGGATAAGATATACCATCAAATACCAAACCCCACCAACAAACAAATATCAAAATAAATACTAAAGCCCAGTATAAACAAAATCATACTGGGCCTAACTATGTTACTACATACATACCTAAGATACATCTTAATCCTAATATCATATAATCAATATACATATAACTAATATAATATTGAAGGCCTTCCGGGGGTGTTGGGATTAAGGCAAACTTCTAGGCCTAGCCCCCCTATCACTATACAACCACACTACTCTATAGCTATCTAACACATATGTCTCATAGCCTTTGGTCATTATGACCCATTGCCTAAAAGGCCCACAACTAAGGCCCATTTGGGTACCTAAATCCCCTTAATCCTAGACCCCTAATGGCCCTTTATATTAGTATATATTATATAGATATTGGTTAGGATTAGGCAATAGGATTTGGGGATTAGGCATTAAAATATACCATTCATGGCCTTCAAATTTATTAAGATTAGGGGTAATTTGGCAATAGGATTTAGGCCATTTGGGGTACCTAAAACTAGTAAGTATGTTATTAATGGCCTTTATATTTAGATGTATTATTACTAAGAATGGCTAGAAGAGATATGAATTATGTAACTAGTTGATTACTAATAAGTTAAGTAGCCTTAAGACATTATCCATTAAGGGCCTCAGTAGGATTTGCATAAATAAATAAAAATGTCTATATTTGCAGTATAAACAATTAAAAATATATAGATATGAAAACAATTCAATTTAATGCAAACAACATCCTCAACGGTAACAATTACCCAATTGCCTATTATTATCCTATTGCCAAGGACCTGGTAGTTATCTCTACTGGCCATGACGATTCTATTATCGATGACTCTATGGGTTACTCAGAATATATCATTCCTATCCTAGAAGCAATCCAAAGTACTTCACTTAAAGTATACAAGTTACACCTTGCATCAATTACTTCTACGGTCACGGATTATAAGGGTACACATACCTGGATATTCACTACAGGCACTACCTATTCCGATGCCGATATCGAATATATCCAGGCTGCCTTATACAATGTATTCTGCGAAAACAATGAAACCTGCGAACCAATCGTAAACTATGCTAACAATACATTTATCATAACCGACATTTATTCTTGCTAATCACTATGGGAGCTCTATATATTTTATCTCAGGCCTTACAAGGCAATATTACAATGATACTTGCCTTACTCTTTATGCTATCTCCTGCTATAGTTGCCTTGATTGCTATATTCAAATCTCGCTAACTATGTTACACTCTATAAGCCCAGCCTATCTTAGGTACTGGGCTTTTCTTATGTAACCTAACTCTAGGCCATCATGGGACTTGCTAAGGCTTACATATGTCCTAATATAGGCCTTAGTTCTTTAGGACTCCATACATGGCCCATGGCATTGGTATAAAAGCCTGCTAGTCACCTAATGGCCTTTATGTAATGTAATATACAGATAATATCTACCGGACTGTATGGGGCCTTCTTTTTTCTAAAGTGGTCCTATACCAACCCCTTCCCTATATCCATCAATATACCTATCATATTACCTCCAAACCATGCCTCCAATCCAAACCCCTAAAACCTACTTGCAAATTTTTCATACGAAATTATTAAAAATAATTCTTTAGAAATTTCTCAAAAATTTTTCTGAAAATGTTTTGTAGATTCAAAGATATTTTTTATCTTTGTAGTGTTGAAAAAGCAAAGAGATATTTAAAATTTTGATTAACAATTTTTAAAAAGAAAATTCTCTGAAAATTTTGCTAATTAAAATATAAATCGTATCTTTGTAATGTAATCAAAAAGCGATACTTGACATATTGAAACAATATAAAATTAATTTATTCCTTTTCTCTTTTTCTTATAAATCTTTTAGTTTTATAGAGAAAAGGATATAATAAAATAAACATAAAAACTAAAAGTATTTTATTATGGAAGAATTAAAAAATGTAGTTGTAGAAAAAGAAGTTGTTAACAACAAAGTAAACAAAGTTAGTGCAAATAAAGCAAAAGCACAAGCAAAAGCAAATAACACTATAAAACTTTCAGTTGATTCGATTTTTAAAAGTTTAAACGAAAAAACAAACGGACTTTTAAAAACTTCTTTAGGAAAGAAAACAGAAATTTATGTTGAATCTCTGTTTGCTGAATTGAACGAAAAGCAAAAAAAAGCATATCGAAAAAAGTTAAGAAATACAACTTTTTCTTTGCTTGATTCGATTTGCAAAGCAAAAGAAGAAAAGAAACAAAATGAATTAAAAACACTTGTTTCAGCTTTCAACGATTTTTATAAACAAGTTTATAAAATTCATGATTTTTCTTTTGCGTCTATTGCAAGCGAAAACACAAAGGACACAAAAAAAGAAGTTCTTACAAAAGGTTTACAAATAGTCAAAAATTTTAAGTAATTAAATGATATGCTATTAAATGTATTTTTATTTGTTGGTGTAATTTGGGTATTAATTCAGATTATCAAAGATATAAAAGATTTTTTAAAGAACTTATAAACTAAATAAAAAGTAAGGGAAAGCAAATAAAAATGTTTGTCCCTTACTTTTTATTTTTGAATGTTAATTTTAACGTAACCGTTCGGCCCTTTTAGTACCAGGAAATTTTAGGCTTTCGTGATAAAGGCATACCAAGACACCACAACCACACATGCACACACAAAGAAGCCAGAGAATAAAAACATCCCTGGCATTCATCTTACAAAAGGATATCTAATATCTCCTTAATCCTACCCTTCCCTAAGACCCTCCTACCATTTCTTATCTCATAGAAGAAAAGATAATACATCTCGAGTTCTTCCATCCAAATCCTATCTCCTCCCTCCAATAATGGTTCTATTCTCATCATATCCTCAGGATTAATCCATAACCGATACCAAACCATATTACCTTCAGAACACCTTAGGATTCTCTTATTAGGTTTATCACTTATCACTTCAACCTTCACCATAATCAAGGGTATATTTTAGGTTCTTCAAAGGTAAGAGGAGGGAGCTTTGGTTCTCCCTCTCTTTTAATTCTCTCTAAATCCTCCAAGGCACACTCTAGTATTTTAATACGGTTATCATTATGTTCCTTAGATATAGGAAACCAGAATGCTGTTCCTAGAAGGTATTCATGTCCTTCTAGGTTTTCTAATGGCATTCTATACCATATCCTACCTTCAATTCTTAATCCTTCTCCTTGCAATTTTATGATGGTAGGATTATAATAACCAAAGTATACTATCTCGATATTAAACCTTTGTGGGGTGAACCATGGTCTAATTACCTGTCTCCATAGGAAAACTTCTTCGACTAATGCAAATTCTCTACTGATAGTTCTGCTTACATCCATTAGGTCAGCACATAATCCTCTTGGAGAATCGGGTATATTAAGCCTTCCATATAGGACTGCTTCAAATGTATTCTTTACTGGAAGATAGTAATTTCTTATCCTTTCTTCGATTACCTTATTCTCTTTGGAATTATAATCGATTACAGTGAACGTAGGCTTTTCCATCCTTCTCTAATTTTCTTTCAAACCATTGGCAGGTAATACACTTTGGACTTCCTACCATTATCTGTACTTCCCCTTTAATTACTGGGCATGGATTGGTAAGCTTCTTTTGCCTACCTACTTTCTTCGTCGTTATTTCTCTGTTCATAGTTCTTAAAGTATGTGATTAATAAATATATCGGGAACAGTGGCATGATTAACCAGATGGTTAGGAAAAAGAACCCCACCCTTTTCATTGGGTGGGATGAGGTAATTACTCTGGTCATAAACCATGCAGGTATAAAACATATGGCATATATAATGCCTAAGATTATCCAGGTTATCATTGTTCAAAGTACTTATTTACGATTTTGGATATCTTCTTATCTAACTCTACAATTAGTTCGCTGAACTCTTTGTCCTTCATATCTTTTATCTTGGCTTCGATAAATTCCAGGTTTCTCTTAATAGAGAAATAAGATTTGAAGGCTTGGTAATCCAATTCAGATTTATCTGTTAGAGGTAATATTATACTTGATTTACCATCTAACCTTGTATAGAATCCATCGGGTCCCAGGGTTCTTGATACCTTTACTTTGTTACTCAGTACTGCAAACCCACCTTTCTTATCTATGGATTCTACGATTACTTTCTCCATAAGAGTTTTGCCGTCAGAGAAAATGACTTCTTCACCCTCCTTTAGCTTTTTGGTTTCTTTATTCTTTCTCATATCTTTATTATTAAATTGTTTATGCAAATATACAAAATTATTCTGATTTATTGTAATTATTAATAAGAATTTTTAAATCTGCTGCGGTAAAGGATTTCCGGTTAAGTAAGTCATCTAGTTGTTCTGGAGTTAGGATTATACCATTTGGAGTAAAAAGTTCTCTTAAGTGTGCCGGAATTATTCCCTGGAATCCCCAATTATTATATGAACCTATATACAATTTATTATTTACCATTGCAGCAATATATTTCTTGGTTGAACCTAATGACTCTCTTCTAAAGGTAGCGACTTCTAACCAAATCTTATTTAAGTGAATATAATAATGCTGAAAATAAGGTGTAACCAAGGGAATCATTTCGTAATTAGAATCCTCTATCAGAGTTTTATCCGATTCAATAATTCTATGCCAAAAAGCACATTGAAAACAAAGTTGTTTTTCCTTCATTAACTGAGGTACTGTTTTGGCTAAATCGTAATCATCCAAATCTAATGGTGAATTACATAGGTGACATGTGAGTTTCTCTTCCATATTATTATAAATTTTTATATAAGATAATAGAACTCCTAACTATCATCCAGATAAGGTATATGCAATACTTTCTTTTCTTTAATGAACTTTAAAATATAACGTTATGGATAAGTTAACTAATGAAATGATTGTGGCTCTGGCCAATGATTTAGGACTGGAGCCAGCTCTTTTAAAGGCAGTACAACTGGTTGAAGGAGCAGGTAGAGATGGATTTCTAGTAGACGGTAGACCTCAAATTCTGTTTGAAGGTCACATTATGTACAAAGAAATCAAAAATAAGTTCGGTTTAGACAAGTCAGTAGCTGCTCAAAAGAGTTACCCTACGATTTGTTTCCCAAAATGGGATAAATCGAAGTACTTAGGAGGAGCAAATGAGTACAAAAGACTCGAAATTGCCAAGAAAATCGACGAAGAATGTGCTTTGAAGTCAGCTTCTTGGGGAATGTTTCAGATTATGGGCTTCAATCACCTCTATTGTGGCTGTAAAGACGTCTTCGAATTCGTGAAAAAGATGCAGGAATCTCATGAAAGTCAGTTAAAACTCATGTATTACTACATGAATAATACCAGTTGCTTGAAAAATCTGAAAGAACATGACTGGGCAGGCTTTGCTCGGAAGTATAATGGTCCTGGTTATGCTGAAAATGCCTATGACCAGAAGTTAAAAAACGCTTACGAAAACTTTAAAAACAAGATATAATGAAGGTAATTTACAACAAATTCATCCCTTTCAAGGGATACAAGGCAATGAACCTATTCGGAATTGTCTTTGTGAGAAAAGGTGCTAAGTTTGATACTTATGATTACAACCATGAGCACATTCATCTCAAACAAATGCAAGAGATGTTGTGGATATTCTACTACTTATGGTATGCAATCGAGTACCTAATCATCATGTTCTTTGCTAAGTGGAACAAACAAAGCGAAAGATACCATGATGTAAGCTTCGAAGAGGAAGCCCATAATAATGACCACGACTTGGAGTATATCCGAACTCGTAAACATTATTCCTGGGTTAAGTATGTAAAACTTAGAAGTTATAAGAAGTGAAAGAGTTAAAAGTATTAGGAGTGTGCGCTGGACAGGGTGCACTCCTGTTCCCTTTCAGGAAACATCTGATTGGGAATATAGAAATAAGAGGAGTATTCCATACTCCGGGTGAAGAGCAATGGAAGGCTAATTTTGGTGATATACCTTTCCATAAAGGCTTCTGTTTACAAGAGTTTGATAAGAAAGTAGATATTATTTTATCTTCTCCAGACTGTGGTCATAGTTCTGTAATGAGGTTATCTAAGGTAAAAGAATTGGGTAACCCCAAGGATAACAGAAGTTTAAATCTAGTAATTGCTGCAATATTAGAATATAAGCCTAAGATTTTTCTTATTGAAAATCTTCCTCGTTTGCTATCTCTACTTTCCAGGGATTTCTTTGAGAAAACCTTTAAGGACTATAAACTTATTTTTCATGAAAGGTCAGTTTCTGACTATGGGAACTCTCAAGTATCAAGGAAACGTCTAATCATCCTTGGAGTGCATAAGAAAACCGGTAAGAAATACTTGAATGCTTTTGATGAAGTATTCCAAGTAAAAACTCCAAAACTTACTAGAGACTTGCTCTTTGTATCTCCTTACGGGAGTAATTATAATATCCCAATAGAAAAAACTTTGGCGATGTATGATTATCGAAAACTCCCTGAAAAGAAGAATCTGACTGTTGAGAAGATTCAAGTATTATGGAATAGTGCTTTCAAGAACGAGAAGAAATGGCCCATTAAAACTGCAAAGATGAGTACTCTCCCGGGAGTATATCGATTAGAATTAGATAAACCACCTCTAACTTTAAGACCTGCAGATAGGCAATTTAGACCCGATGGGTATCCTCTTGGGATTAATGATTTCAAGGCAATTATGGGATTTCCTAAAAAATTTAAGATTTACATTGACCAAGAAAATTACCTTTATTGGTTAAACAAGGCAAGGTATACAATTGCCAAAGGTTCGGTATATGAGGTGGGGATTTGGTTTAAAAAATGTATCAAAAGGGTCTAGGTACACTTTCATGTTAATATATACTAAAGTATATATTACTCCAAACTGCCCTTTGAAAAATATAGATATATAATATACTACGTATATATATCTATATTTTTATATACGTATATAGCTATTGTTTGTAGTAGATATTGAATATATGTTTTAGGATATAGGAAATTTATCTCACTACGTTCGATAAAAGGTAATCGCTTAGCGATTACCGATAGTTAGTAATAATTAAATTTTTCGTGATGATGAAAACAGATAAAAACAAGTGGAAGAACTTTGTGTTCCTTTTGCTTCTAGGATTTACTATTTACCTTTGCTTCAGGAATTACAAACTGAATTCATATATCAGTCAACTTCCTGACTCATCGGTCATTGGCATTCCTGATACGATCAAATTGAAAGAGAACTTCAAACCTGTGATACCCTATACACAATTGGTTCAGCCCCAGAGAATTCTTCTCTACGACTTCTATCGAAACAGTAGCAATTCGACTAAACCCCAGGCTTCTGATTCAACAGCGGTTACTTCGAATAGGATTAGTAGAGAAGATTCTTTGGTCCAATTTACCTTGGATAAAAACCAATTGAATCTAAGTTTATTCAACAAAGAAACAAACTCCTATTCAACGAGAATGTTTAACATGAACTTAGATAAGTATAAGTACAATTGGTATGAAGGTCAATTAACTCAAAAAAGAATTAGAAAACTAACTCTAAGTCCATACGTTTATGGTAAATATAGGGTCTTTAATCAAATGTTAGACATAGGGACAGGCCTTTCAATCAAGACTACTAATTTCAATTATAAACTTGGTATAAATGCTTTTCATTATCCGAAGTTCTTTTCGGGAATAAAAGCTGACTTAGAGTTTTCAGTAACATATAACTTTTGATTATGGCAAAGAAGATTAACATAGAAACTAACACATCTGCTCTTACAAGGGAAGAACTAGCAACACTTGCTAAAGTTAGTAATGATGTTTTTTACTTTAGCCTTTTCACTTATGTGATACACCCTATGAGGGGAAAGGTAAGATTTGAACTTTACCCGTATCAAAAATCGGTTCTGTATAACTTCGTAAAAGAACGTTTCAATATTCTGCTTAAGTTCAGGCAAGCAGGTATTACGGAGCTTATATCTATGTACTGCCTATGGTTGGCAATGTATCATCCTAACAAGAAGATTAACATTATCTCAATCAAGGACACAACAGCAAAGAAGGTACTTAAGAAGATTAAGTTCATGTACAAAAACCTGCCATGGTATTTACAGACACCGATTATAAATGGTCGTTCGGGAGAATATGGTTCTGCATCAATGATAGAGTTCGATAATGGCTCATTCATAGAATCTATCCCAACGTCTTCAGAAGCCGGTCGTTCAGAATCTCTATCCTTACTGGTAATTGATGAAGCAGCAGTAGTTAGATGGGCAGCCCAGATTTGGGCAGCCGCTTTTCCTACTCTTTCCACTGGTGGAGCTGCTATCATCAATTCCACTCCTTATGGAGTTGGTAACTTCTACCACTCAACTTGGGTTGATGCTATTGCAGGTGGAAACCCATTTAACCCACTACGATTGTATTGGCAAATGCACCCAGAACGAGATATTAATTGGTACAATGAAATGTCTTCTGCTCTTGGAACAAAAAGAACTGCACAAGAAATCGATGGTGACTTCTTATCATCTGGAAATACGGTCTTCGACTTAGCTGATATCAAAGCTATCGAAGACTGTCTTAGTGATTATCCAGTTATTAAGAAAAGATTCAATGGTCAATATCGGCAATTCTTAGAACCAGCACCAGATAAGGAATATTTCATTGGTGCTGACGTTTCAACTGGTAGGTCTTCTGACTACTCTGCATTTACTTGCATGGATAAACAAGGAGAAGAACAAGCAGTATTCAAAGGTAGACTTTCAGTAGATAAGTATGCAAGGTTACTTGGAGATACAGGGCATTTGTTTAACTTTGCTACCATTGCTCCAGAATCCAATGATGTTGGATTAGCAGTAACTTCTGCTCTTCAAACTGAAGGTTATCCTAAACTGTATTATTATCAGAAAATGCTTAAGAAGAAAGGTAAATCTAGACCTGAGGTAGATAAATCTCCAGGATGGTTAACTACACAAAAGAACCGTTCTGTTATTGTAGAGGGACTTGAACAGGATATTCGAGAAGATAATATTACTGTTAAAGACCCTTTCTTTGTTCAAGAAGCATATACCTTCATATATGATGGTTTAGGTAGGCCAGTTGCAATGGGTAAGCATAGAGCTAATAATTCTACAGTAGATGTAGACCTAGAGGGGGATGTATATGCAGATGACTCTATATTCGGTAAAGCAATCTGTAATCACATAAGAAAAGGAAAAACTAACGTAATAGTACAACCGAAATGAAAAAGCTCAATTTTAATTGGAGTTGGGGTAGAAAGAAAGACCCACCTCCTGAATCAAACAAGGAGCCAAGCAAGCCAAAAGCTGCTGCTATATCTCCTGGTAGAGTATCAGTAGATGAAGATAACTCTTTACTCAGTACTCTGAAAGGGATGACCGTAATGGTAGATCCTTCTTTTCGTGTTGAAGTAATCCCTTTGATTCGTGATTTATATAAGGTAAATCCGGATATGGGCATTGCTTTGCAGGATATGTTTAAGTTGGCAAACACAGGTCATACGGTAACATTCCCAAATAATTCAGATGCCGAAGCAGATAAGATGAGAAAACATCTTACCGAAGCTACAAAGAAATGGTCCAGGTATACTGCTGGTATAGACGGTCTAGTTAATAAGATGATTGTACAATGCCTTGTTAGTGGAGCTATATCTGTTGAAGGAGTTCCTAATGATAGGCTAGAAGGTTTAGATACAGTCTTATTCCTTAGACCAGAGAACATTGTTTTCAAAAGGGAGAACAATGGAGTATATTCTCCTTACCAGAGGAATAAGAATTACTTTGTTAAGCACCAAGATTATATCAAACTAAACCCAGAAACTTATGTGTATGCTGGTATGTTTAATGATACCGATGAACCTTATGGGATTCCTCCTTTTATGGCAGCATTGGATTCATTAAAAGGTCAACATGATATGAAGGTTAACTTCAAACACATAATGGAGATGGTTGGTATGGTAGGATTCTTGGAAGCTAAGATGACTAAACCAGACCAGAATCCTAATGAAAGCTTACAAGCTTACCAGAATCGTCTTGAACGTACACTAAAGGATTTGAAAAGAAATCTTCGTAATGGCATGAAGGACGGAATAGTAACGGGTTATATTGATGACCATGAGTTTAAACTCAATTCAACTACCAAGGAGCTTGGTAATATTGAGAAACCCTGGAACATGAATCAGCAATCAGTTGCAAATGGTTTGGGAGTTAATGGAAACCTTATTGGAGTTAGTTCAACAACGGGAGAGGGAGCAACGGGTATAATGCTGTCTAAATTAATCAGCCAGTTAAAAAATATCCAAATGCTTGTAACTTATGTATTGGATTTTCTTTATTCTCTAGAACTGCGTCTGGCAGGCTTTGATAATAAGGGAATAAAGATATCATGGGGAACTTCAACTATCTCTGATGAAGTTAAGGTTCAACAAGGTCTTCAGTATAAAATCCAAAACCTGGATTTATTATATAAGGCTGGTATCATTAGCCAAGACCAATATGCTTGGGCAATGGGTTATGATTCTCCTGATGAGAATGAACCAAGAGTTTCACTTGAGGACCAATTTGCTAAAGGCGGTAACTCAGACCCTCAAGAAGGAACTAAGAAGAAGCAAAGGCAAGATGATAAAAATCAATCTGCTCGTAGGTCAAGAGATAAAACTAATCCGTCTCCATCTCGTGGAGACCAAAATACAAAAGCAAGATGAGTAAATTTACTAAAAGAAACAAAGAGCATCTTGATTCAATGGTGATTGGCCAGGGTCATACCATTATGGCTGGGTATATCCCAGAAGCAGTTGGAGCCCAGGCTTTCTCAGAGAATTATTACAAATGGAAGACTCCGACACCGGATACCATTGCTCAATTTGGATTTTGGGGAGGGGATATAGATTATAATACCTATTATCCAAACCTTGATAAATCGGAACTTACTCCGAAGGACGAAGAGTTCATAGAACCAATGTTTAGGTTACTTTCTGAAACGATTGTATCCAAGAACTGGAATCCTACTGACTTTGGTCAGAATGGAGTACTTAAGGCTTCCATGAAACTGTTACTCGGGCAAACAGTAAATTGCGACCATGAAACAAATATTGGTAATGCAATTGGAGCTGTATCTCAAGTAATGTGGCAGGAGTCTTATAAGGATGGAAGCTTTACTATACCTGCAGGTATCAACGGTATTTTGAAGATTGATGGTAAAGCTAACCCAAGAATTGCTAGAGGTATTCTCATGGAACCTCCTTCAATTCATAGTAACTCGGTAACAGTACAGTTTAAGTGGGATAAATCACACCCAGGAATGGAAGATGGTGAATTCTATCGAAAACTTGGTACTTATGACTCTAAAGGTGAAATGGTTCGTAGAATAGTTACTGAGGTAGTTCGATATATGGAAACATCCCTGGTATCTCATGGAGCTGATTCATTTGCTCAAAAGATTGGTGAAGATGGTAAAATCATTAATCCAACCTTTGCAAAAAGAACCTGGTCTTCTTATGAGGAATATCGGGATGACAAGTCCAAACAGTACTTCTTTACTGACTACAAAACGGACTTCAACTCATTCCAAGAAAAGGACAATACTCCAGATTCTTTTAATGATAATGGTACCCAAGAAAATCATAATCCTAATAAAGAAAATATGAACAAAGAATTGCAAGAATTTTTAGAAAAGCTTTTCGGAGATAATATGTTATCTCTGGCAGAGGGCAAAGAAATGACTCAGGAAGAAGTTATTTCTTGTATTCAAAGCTTGGTATCATCCAAAAACAGTCTTCAGACAACGGTAGATAATCTTACTACAGAGAAATCTTCTCTTACAGAACAGATTACCAACCTGAATGCAGAAGTTGCAAACTTGAAGGAAATGGCAACTGTAGGAAAGAATCATATTGCTTCTCTCCGTGAAAGTGCCGTTGCTACTTACAAGAAGCTGATGGGTGACAAAGCCGATGAAACTATTGTTACAATGTTGAATGCCGAAACTACTGGCATCGTTACTCTTATCTCCTTGACTAAGGATTATCAGAGTCGTCTGGAAGAAAAATTCCCAATGGTATGTGCAAGCTGTGGTTCTCACGATGTAAGCCGTGCTTCTTCTGTTGCAGAGAATGAAAATGAGGGAAAAACTGAAAAACCTGCAACTACTTCAAATGCAGAAGCCAAGTCTACTTCGGAAACCCTTGAAGACTTGTACAAGAAGAAATTCAAGTAATAATCGATAAATATCACTGTTATGACTAAAATCGTAAACAAAGACCAGCCAATGACGCTGTTTGGGGAAAAGACCCCAAGAGCGGTGATTTACAAAAGTGAATCACACAAATTGCACCAAGCTTTCTGTGTAAAAGATGGTGAAACAATTTTGCAAGGTATGCCGGTAGCTCTTGGAGAAGACGGTTTAATTGAACCTTACACTGAATCTACTCAGGTATATATCGGAGTGGCAGTAACCGACAATGTAAATCCTGCTTACCAGGCACAGAACAAATTCCCAGTAGAGGTAACTGTTGCTGTAGAAGGTTACATGATTTGTAACTGGGTATCTAATGCTGCTGACTTAAAAGCAGGATATGTAGTTCCCTCTGGTGACTTGCTGAACGACAGATTTGTAAAAGCAAATCAGTCAACAGATGCTACACCTTTCATTGCCATCATACCTGCAGATGAGGCAAACGAGGTAATTCAAGTACTTATTAAATAAGAGAAGAAGAAACATGGAAAAAGTTGATATTTCAAAATTGAAGAGAGAAGACTTCGCAAAAGAACTTCCTCAAATGGTACAGCAGTTGGATGCTTACCGTCAAGGTTCACAGAACAAGAAACCTGTGGACATCACATTAGGTGAACTTACCACTGGTAAATGGGGTATTACCCAAGATGAATTGTTCGAGAAGTTGGATATCAATCCGAAAATCGACACAATGGAAAACATCTTCACAATGCCTCAGCAAGATGTTCGTTGGATTGTTCCGGAAATCATTCGTTCTGCTATCACTCTTGGTATGCGTCAAGCTCCGTTCTATCCGGAGATTATTGCATCTGACCAGTCAATCAGTGGTCTTAGCGCAATCATGCCGATGATTAATATGTCCGATGCTGCACCTGCAAAGGTTAACGAAGCAGAAACTATCCCATTGGGAGATGTAAGCTTTGGACAGAAATCAGTAAGTCTCTTCAAAATTGGTAAGGGATTCAAACTTACTGATGAAGTTCGTAACTATGTATCTCTGGATGTATTGGCAATCTACCTTCGTGACTTCGGTGTTCAGCTTGGTTATGCAATGGATACTCTGGCAATGGATGTTGTTATCAACGGTAACAAACCTGATGGTTCAGAATCTGCTCCGGTTATCGGTGTATATGAAACTACGAATGGTATCACTTACAAAGACTTGCTACATATCTGGGTAAGAGCTGCTCGTATGGGACGTAACTTTACTACTATGATTGGTGGTGAAGACCAGGCAATCGAAATGCTGAACTTGCCGGAATTCAAAGAACGTCATTCTGGTACAACTGAAGCTACACTGAACGTGAAGTCTCCGGTACCTAAGAATGCTAACTTCTATATTCATCCGGGAACACCTGACCAAGGTTTGCTGTTGATTGATACAACTGCTGCTTTGATTAAACTGACTGCAAAACAGTTGATGCTTGAATCAGAAAGAATTGTATCAAATCAGACTCAGGCAATCTATGCTACTCTGACTACAGGCTTCTCTAAGATGTATCAGGATGCTGCATTGATTCTGTCTGCAGAGAAGAAGTTCTCAGAATTTGGATTCCCCGAATTTATGAACATTGACCCGTATCTCTTGGTTAACCTTGAGTAATAATACACCTGGTTTATTTTACAAATAATTCCATTTCTTGATGGGGTAGGTTTTGCGAGGACTTACCCCTAATTTTAAACATCTAAAAACTTAGTAAAATTATGGATAAATATAAAGTAACTGTAGGTGCTAAAGCTTACAGCTTCCATGACCAATCTACAGGTATTACAATTTGTAGAGGAGAAGAAAAAGAATTGAGTGCTCGACAGTACAGAACTAAAAAGATTCAGATGGCTTTGAATTCAGGTCACCTGCGTTTGGTTCTTGATAAGAAAGCTGTCGACAAATACTCCAATGATGACATCGATAAGTTGGAAAAGAAACTGAATGCTCAGTTCGAAAAAGGTATGGAAATCAAAAAGATTGCCAAAGCCTATACTCTCGAAGAAGCAACCCTTATCGCTGCTCGTCACGAAATTGTTGCCGACAAAGGTGATACAGTTGAAACTCTGATTCAGGTTCTGTTGGAAGAGTTCGAAGAATCTAAAAAATAAGATACCATGGACAATCTAGACTTTGTAGCTATTGCGAATGGTCTGGAAGTTTCATTTAGAGTATTAACCAAAGTCCCAGCCAAGGCCATTTTTGACTGGGACTTTGGTGATGATAAGGGGTCCGTTTATGATGTTAAACAACCTACTTATACTTATGAAAAGTCCGGATTCTATACAGTAGCGTTGAACATAACGAACTCCGAAGGACTTAACTTAAATGCAACTAAAACCGTAATTGTAAATACCAAGTCTAAAACTACATTAACCGATAGTATATATAACCTAATCAATTATTACATTCCTTCAGAAATCTCAGATGGTATGTCATCAGAAGAGAAAGCAATGTACATAACTAAATGGCAGTTATATATCCAACCGCTAGTAAATCATATTATCCCACTGGATAAATATAATGATGAGTTAATGTATGAAGCTCTAGAAAACCAATTAATTATGGAATTGGCAGCATGGGATTATCTCAATGTTAAGCTCCTTAATTTATTAACAAGTACAGGAGAATACCTAAGTCAACTTACTTCAACCAAAGAACAAGTTGGTGATGGTTCTTCTAAACCGGAACAAGCTCGAGGTGATAGAATCAAACAAATCACAACTGGGCCTACTGAAGTACAGTACTATGATACACTTGCCGATGCAACATCTTCCCTATGGAAAACATTTTCTCAAGCAATGCAACCTGGTGGTATCATAGACGAGTTAAGAAAAAACCTTTGTATGTTAGCTGGACGATTGGAAATCTACTTACCATTCTGTGACCAAGCAAGTCATGTAGTAGTTCCAAGAGTAGTAGACAGAAGAAGACCTGGATTAATAGATGGGCCAAACCCCCGCTTTCCAGTAAAACGTAATGGTAGAACCTTAATTAGAAAACGATGACCAAGACTCCTCATAGATTGGTTAAGAACCGGTCTTGGGATAGATACAAGAAGATTATAAATGATTTCTTGGATGTAGATGCTGGTAGGCAAACTATAACTTGGGCAAAGAATGTAAATCAACTCCTAAGTCATGGAGAAGATGAAATCCCTAAATATTATAATATACCAATCGAGGCATTATGTTATTACAATGCCTTCAGAAACTGGCCCATTAATAAGGCAACAGTAACTGGAGAACTCGATGATGAGAATTTATCAATACTGGTTACTAAATCATATATAGAACAACTGGGATATTTAACTCCAGAAGGCTATTGGGATTTTAACTGGTCTGAAGATAGATTTGTAATTAATGGTATCACTTATAAACCTTCGGGAGATACACAAGTTGCCCAAGCCAAGGATGAAGCATTAGTCTTCATGGTTATCCTAAAAAGGGACCGAGATACCAAAATACAATTCGTAGAATAAAATTGAAAAGTATATGGCAAAGATGTTAATGTTACGATGGAAACCAATTAATACTGGGAACGGTATTTGGTTTGACAGTAACCTGATTGTCTTGAACGGTACATCTGGAGTACATATTGAAAGTAAGAAAAGTAATTTAGACGTTACTACATTCCAGTCTATGACCGGAGGTAAGTTCGTTACTTGCTTTCAAGATTACTTTGGAGAAGTTTGGGATAAGATAATACCTCATCCGGGTATTGGCCAGGTGATAAAATTCCGTATCAATCAACTTCCAGATTATGCAATAATCAGAGGTGATATTGAAGACGGGGGAGACCCAGACCCAGAACATCCAGATATTCCAATGAATGCCTTCTGTGGAAAAGAAGGAGAACCATTCAGAGATAAGAATTCTGACTTCTTCTGTGGTAAGCAAGTAATCAATCCTTAAAATAATAACAATATGTACGTAAGTAAGTATTACACAAATGAAGAAATTGACCAAAGACTTTTACAAGGTTATTTCGATGACTTCGTAAAGGCTGGGTTTGCCGGAACTATTAATGAGTTCTGGGCATTCGTTCTTTCTATTGCCAATAAGGTAGATAAGAGAGAAGGATACGACTTATCTAAAAATGACTTCACGGATAAACTCAAAGAGAAACTGGAAGGCATTGAAGAAAGAGCAAACTACATCACTAAGCTTTCTCAGTTGGAGAATGATACTAAGTTCCAAACTGAAGAACAGGTAAGACAAGCTATCAGTGATTTGATTGATGGTGCCGATGATGCACTTGATACATTAAAGGAATTGGCAGAAGCATTGGGAAATGACCCCAACTTTGCTACTACAATTACCAACAAACTAACGGATTTACGTAATGCACTGACTGACGAGATTAACCGAGCTAAGGAGGAGGAAGGGAAACTGAGTACCCAAATTAGCGAGGTTAATTCTAATTTTATCAAGGCAGTGGATTTACTCAATGATAAAATTGATACTGCAGTTACTAGCCTTATTAATAAGGTAGACAAGGTAGAGGCAAAGGTAGATAAGAATACTGCAGATATTGCAGACCTTCGGAATGAAACTACTGGTTCATTGGCCGATGCTAAGGCTTATGCTAAGGATTTGGTAGATAAAGAAGCTGAGCTTCGTAAAACAGCCGATGATGCTTTATCCGAAAGTATTCACCAACTGAATACCTTGCATATCAATGATAAGGCAGAACTCAAACAGGATGTTGCTGCAGAAGCTCAGTTAAGAGCAAATGCTGATGCAAATATTCAGTTGAAACTTACGGAAGAAACCACTAATCGTCAAACTGGGGATGCTGCTTTAGAAAGCAAAATTTCTGATGAGATAACCAATCGTAAGGCTTCAGAAGAAACTCTTCAGAATTCGATTACCAAAGAGGTAGCTGACCGTACCAATGCAGATAATACCCTCCAGGTAAACATCGATAAAGAGGCTCAAGCCCGTACATCTGCAGACCAGGTTCTTCAGACTAATATTAATTCTGAAGCTGCAACCCGTACTGCTCAGGACCAAATCCTAGACCAGAAGATATCTGCTTTGGGGGAAAAGGTAGATGAAGGTAAGACCGATGTACTTGCTGCTATTGAAGCTGAGAAGGAAGCTCGTATTGCAGCAGATGCAGACCTCAATTCCAAGAAGGTAGATAAGAGAGAAGGTTATTCTTTAACTAAGAATGATTTTACCGACCTCTTACTTGCCAAATTGAATGGAATCGAGGAACATGCTAATTACATTACCCTTGTATCTCAATTGGCAAATGATGCCGGTTATCAAACGGAAGCAGAAGTAGAAGCTGCAATTGAAAAGATTATTGGTTCTGCACCGGAAGTACTCGATACTCTGGAAGAGATTGCTAGGGCATTAGGCGATGACCCTAACTTTGCTTCAACTATCACCAAGAAGTTGGCAGCAATCACAGAAAAGGTAAACCAAGAAATCGAAGACCGTACTGCTGCAGATACTGCATTACAAGCCAACATTGATAAAGAGGCTGTAGAACGTAAGGAAGCTGATGCTGCTCTTAAGGAAGAACTTAAAGAGTATGTAGATAATTCTTCTGAAACGGGAAACACTGCTCTTCAGGTAGTTAAGGATAACTTGGCAAAAGAAATCCAAGACCGTAAAGATGCTGATGCTACCCTGCAAGCAAATATCGATAAGGAAGCATCCGATAGAAAGGATGCCGATAAAACCCATACCGATAATATTGCTGCTCTTACTCAGCGAGTTTCGGATTTGGCTTTATCAATCCAGGATGCTATCAATACGGTTAAGAATGAGTTAACTGCTCAGGTAAATGCCAATACTACGGCAATTGCTACTAACCAAGCAAATATCACAAAGAACTCTGAGGCAATTACTGCCATGAATAAAACCATTGCCGATAACTACAAAGAAGTTAAGGATATGGTTAACGAGGAAATTGTGGACCGTACCAATGGCGATAGCAACTTAAGTTCTCGTATTGATACAACTAATATTGCTCTGGGTACAGAAACAGCAGAACGTAAGGCAGCAGACCAAATCCTTCAAGTAAACTTGGATAAAGAAGTTGGAGACCGTAAGTCTGCAGATACTGCCCTTGAAACTAAAATCGAAGGTCAGATATCTAACTTGAGCCAACAGACTTCTTCAGAGATTACCCGAGTAGAAGGTAAGGTTACTCAAGAAGTTAAAGACCGAGAAGCTGCTGATAAAACTTTAAGCGATAGAATTGATTCCTTGGAAACTGGTTCTACTGCAGGCTTAAATGAAATTAAAGCAAAGGTAGATGCTAATACTGTAGCAATTACTACTGAGAAAGACCGAGCAACCGCTAGAGAGAATGCTATACAGGCCAATTTGGATACTGCAATAGCAAATCATAAAGACGAAGTAAACGGTTTAACTAAGGATATATCCGATGAAGCCAATACTCGTTTAGCTGGGGATACTGCTCTTCAGGTAAATATCGACAAAGAAGTTGCTGACCGTAAGAATGCAGATACCCTATTAGAGAATAAGATTGCTCAGGAAATATCAGACCGTACAACGGCTATCCAGGCAATTGAATCTAAGAAGGTAGATAAGGTAGATGGTAAAGTACTCTCTTCAAATGACTTTACCGATATCCTTCTGATGAAATTAAACGGTATAGCTGAGCATGCTAACTATATCACAAAAGTTTCTGAACTTCTGAATGATTCAGGATTCCAAACGGAAGCTGAGGTAGAAGCTGCAATTCAGAAAATCATTGGTTCTGCTCCTGGTGTATTAGATACACTTGAGGAAATTGCCAAAGCTCTCGGTGATGACCCCAACTTCGCAACAACCATAACTCAGAAGTTAAATGAGTTAACTACGAAGATTGAGACAGAAACCGAAAAACGGGTTGAGGGTGATACTGCCTTAGATACTAAGCTTACTACTCTGAGTACTACTCTGAATAAGACAGTAGAGGATTTAAGAACTTATGTTACTGAAACTCGTACTGAATTATTGGCAAGAGCAAATAACCAAGATGCCCTTATTAATCAGAACTCGGCTAATATTCAGAGAAACTTGGAATTAATCCAAGGTATTCAGAATAACATTTCTGGTTCTTACTTGGAAGTTAAGGCTTTACTTGAAACCGAGATTGCTGCTCGTAAGGCCGAAGATATTCGATTGGAAGCTAAGATTGATAAGAACTCTACTGATTTAGCAACTGAGGCAGAAGAAAGAAAAGCTGCTGATAAGGCTCTTCAAGATGCCCTGGATGCAGAAGAAGCTGCAAGAACTGCTGCTGATGCTGCCTTGGGAGTTCGTATTGATACTGAAATTGCCGAAAGAAAAGCTGCCGATAAAACTTTGCAGGATAATATCGATGCAGAGGAAACTGCCCGTACAGAAGCCGATACTGCATTGGGTGTAAGGATAGATAAAGAAATCCAAGACCGTACTAATGCAGACAATGCTCTTGGTACTCGTATTGACGATGAGGAAGATGCAAGGGAAGCTGCTGATACTCAGTTACAAACGAACATCACGGCTGAGGAGACTGCTCGTAAAGCTGCCGATAAAACCTTGCAAGATAATATCGATGCAACCAATGCACATACCATTAATACTCATCGTTTGGATTCAAACCCAGTACTTAATGGTACCGATATTAAATTGGACGGTTATTCTGAAAATGAAGGTACTACCGTTGCAGACTTGGCAATCAAGGCTACAGATACTACCTCTCAGGCTTTCGGTAAAGTTCAAAAACGTATCAATGTAGATAAGTCCGAAACTGATACTAAGATTAACAAAGTAAAAACTGCTGTTGGTCTTACAGACAGTTTGGGATTACCCGGACTTGATGATACCAATTACCTGGCTGGTTCAGAGAACCTTGTATCGGCAGTTAAAGCGTTGGATAATCAGATTAAGTCTTCTTCGGATGATGATGGTGCTGAGTTAGCTCGTATTGAAGCTAAAGTAGATAAAGAAGTTCAGGATAGAACTGCAGCTGATACAGCATTAAAGAATGAACTTAACGGTAATATCAATACTGCTAAAACTGAGCTTCAAGGTAATATTGATGCAGAAGAAGCCGCTCGTATTGCAGCAGATGAGGCATTGGATACCAAGCTTACTACGGCAATCAATAAAGAGATATCGGACCGTAAAGCTGCAGACACGGCTCTGAAAGAAGAACTCACAGCAGTAATCAATAAAGAGGTATCGGACCGTACAACAGCCGATAATACCTTAAACACCAAGATTGATAAGGAGATATCCGATAGAACTGCAGCTGATACTGCTTTGAAAACGGAACTCACCGAGGATATCAATGATGTATTGGCGGCTCTGAATGCTTTCAAGGCAACTAAAGCTCAGGCTAATGGTTTGGCATCTCTGGATGAAAATGGTAAAGTACCTGCAGGTCAATTACCTTCTTATGTAGATGATGTAATTGATGTATATGCTACCTATGATGTATCAGCTACTAATGAGGTAACCAACATCAAACTATATACTGATGAAGACCATACTACTGCAGTAGTTGGGGAAGCTGGTAAATCTTACAATGATATTACTCCAGACCATCCTGGATATCAATTCCGTTGGTCAGGTACTACTTGGGTACAGATTGTTTCTGGAGGTTTAATCATTGGTGAAATCACTGGTACTGCATTTGATGGTGCTAAAGGTAAAGCTCTTGAAGCTGTAGCTAATGGCTTGCCTATAAATTCGGTATCAGCCTTGGTTAGATTCGAGGCTAATGGTAATAATGTAAACTTACTTTATGATTCAGCTTCCAAGGGTAATGGTAATATCTACAAAGCTAATCCATCTTCTTCTATTAGTATACCAGCTGTTACTACTACTAAAGCCGGTGTTATGACTGCAGCTGATAAGATTAAGCTTGATACTACTTTGCCTAAACAAATCTCAGATGAGGTTGCTGCAAGAACGGCTGCTGATGAGGCCATCAGAGGAGAATTGGCTGATGATATTGCTCAAGAGGTATTGGATAGAAATGCTGCTATCAAGGTTGCTCAAGATGCACTCCAGGCAAATATCACCAAGGAAGTTACAGACCGTAAGAATGCAGATAATACCTTGAAGACTACTCTGGAAAAGGCAATTGCAGATGCTAAGACAGAACTGGAAACAGCAGATGCAACTCTTCAGGGTAATATCACTAAAGAGGTTAATGACCGCAAGGGAGAAATTACTCGAGTAGAGAAGTTAATCACTGATGAAGCTGCAACTAGAGCTCAGGCAGATATCGATGTAAATGAAAAGGTAGATTTGCATATTGCTAACAAATCTAACCCTCATGGAGTAACTAAAGCTCAAGTGGGATTGGGTAATGTTAACAATACATCAGATGCAGATAAACCAGTATCTACTGCTCAAGCTACGGCTATTGCAGATGCCAAGGCTGCAGGTACCAATGCTCAAACCAATCTTACTACTCACATGCAGAACATGAGTAATCCTCATGGAGTAACAAGAGACCAATTGGGATTGGGTACTACTGCTGAGATTATCTTTAAGAAGGTATCTGCTCCTTCTGGTTTATGGAAAGAATCTGACGAAAGACTTAAGACTTTCATTAAACCCTTAGAACATACTCTTGATGAAATCTGCTCTATACCTACGGATTCATTTATGATTCGAGGTAATCATGATATAGGTACAATTGCTCAGACAATCGAAAAATATTTTCCAGAATTAGTTTCTGAGAATAAGGTTAAACCCGAAACAGTTCCTAATCCAGAAGCCTTCGAAAAGGTAGAAAAGGATGGAGAAACCTATATCCTGGTTAAAGAGGTAGATTATTCTAAGATGTCAGTATTGGCAATCGAAGGTATTAAACTTCTGAAAGCCGAGATTGATGAATTAAGAGAAAAACTTTTGTTTACAAACTTAGATTAATATGGGTGAGATAGCAACATGGAGTGCTGTCAAAACTAAAGTAGGCCTTGGTAAGGATTCAAACGAATGCCCTACCAAGGCTGAATTGTTGGCACTCTCTCCTACAGGAACGGGAGAAAATTACGTTGGCTTGGAAATATCCAATGCCAGTTCCTATGGAAACAATGAAACCGTACAACTTTCTGATATTCATAAGGTAACCTATAGATATGCTTTTACTGTAGTAAACACAGTTTTAAACTTCCCAGCTTTGGGAGGGTATCCTACTCCTCGGTGGTTTGGTTTAGGTACTACTAAACAAAAACAGATAGATGGAGTAGCTATCGGAGATACTATTTCTGTGGGTTATACCAAATCTGCTTATCCGGACTGGATTGTTTATGATGAAGGTTATAAAGCTTCAGAAAATACAACTCTAAATCAACGTTCTGCAAGTTTAACCTTTACTCAGAATGAGTCAGGTAAACAGATAACAGTTCAATTTACTCAGGATGCAGGAGTTGAAACTTGGGAGTATACCTTTTCAGTTCAGAATCCAAATCTAAATTATACAGCTTTAGGAGGTTCTGCAACTCCCGCAATAGCAGGGTATAATTCATTTAAGCAAAGGTATATAAATGGTAAACCTGTGGGTACTAGTGTAGATGTAGGTTTTTCATCTCCTGACTTACCCTCTTGGATATTTATGGATGACGAGAATCACTATACTGCTTTAGAGAATAAATCAGAAAACTCCCGTTCTCAAGTATTTACTAGTACTCAAAATGAATCTGGTAAAAAAGTTACAGTAACATTTGCTCAATTAGCAGGTGTAAAAACTTATGGTACACCTACTGTATATTTAGGAAGCATTGCAGATATCCCTGCATCAGGAGGGACTGCAGTTACACCTACTTATACTTATTCTCAACTTTGGGGATGGAATGGTAAAACCAATGATGGTGGTACTATAAGTTCTGGAGCTTCAGTAGTATGGTCCGAAAATATCTCAGGTTCTAATCTTGGTACAACTGCAAAGGCAAGAACTAAGTTGGGAAGCCGTACATTAACCGTTACTCTTAATGGTAAATCTGGTAGTGCCTCAATCGATATATATCAGGCAGAGAATAAGATTACCAATACAAGTCAAGGTACATGGGTAGTTTCCATTTCTGCAAACCCAAGTACCTTTACCGAACAAGGTGGTACATCACAAATCTCTGCAAGTGCAAGGGCACCAAGAACTAATCATT